ATTTATAGTGTAAGTAAAAATGAAAAAAGAAGAATATGGTTTCCCATATTCTTCTTACTAATGTGATCAATAACCACCGCCAGAATCTCCTTCATTTGGAGCTAATTTAACGAGGTCATCAGATTGTAATTCAGCTTTAAAGTCAAGTTTAAGTTTCTTGATATCTTCATCCAATTCTTCAAAGTCAAGTACACCTTGCATAGTGATATTCTTAACAACGTACCGATAAATCCTATCCTTGATACGTGGATCATCTTGATCATTGTCCCCACTATACATCTTAGTGATAAATTCCGCAATGGAATCAGAAGAACTGATAATATCAACGATATTTTGACTATTGAGTGCTTTCGGTCTTGACCATTCAAAATAGATGTTATCGATATCAACTTCATCTATACCATACTCACCAAATGATAATAGTTTACGGTAGAGTTCGGTGCAAGGGATTTCCAATTCAGTTTGTATAGAAACCATACGTGATACGAATTTACTATTTAACATTTGAATTTGTTTAGCAAAGTCAACTTCTTCTAAATAGTTAATCATAGCACTAGGACAACCTGTATTAGAAATCATACCTTTACGAAGTAATTCTAGTAATGGAGTATCGAGTGGGATATCCTGACCTTGCATAACTTCAATTTCAAAAGCACGTTCACCATTAGCACCTACAGGCACAGCCAAATCTCTACCCTTACCTACTTTAGATAGGATACCACGAACAGAACCAAAGTCATTATAGCTAATTTGGTTCATCTTATAGTCGGATACCACTCGATTGATACGGTTAGTAATGTCTTTATCGACGCCATTACCTTTAACCATAAACATACGAGTGTCAGAACTACGAGTTACGATCATGATAATCTTAAAGAGTAAGATGGATAAATAGAGCATGCCATAGAATAACGAACGTTTCAATACAGATACACCCATATGGGTATTATAATCTTCATTAACTTTGAAATGAGTCATATAGTTCACTGGAACAAACTGTACTTTGAACGACTTCGTATAGAAGTTTTCGTAAGATATTGCATTAGCAATCAATTCTTTAAACTCAGCATTCTTACGTAAGAATTTCTTATCAACACTTTCGCAGATACGAGCAGACAGTAACGATACTAATTCTTCTTCAAACTCACGTCGTTTACTATTTTGGAACAGCATAGTGGTACGACTCAATGTATAAACAGCATTCAATACATTGGAACGAGTTTCATCAACGGTTTCATATAATACATAATACCCAAGCGTATAATCCATAATACGAATTGGAATCACACGACGAGGGTCATATAGTTTCATATAGACACCCTTAACAGTATCTTTGAATTCTTTCTTATAGGCGTCCGTTAGATCATTAATATTTTTAGCATCCATTGTACCATCGGCAAATGGATTCATGGATTTACCTTTATCAGCTGTAGGGTCAGCTACTGTATTCCAAGTTTTGGATTTCTTCTTTGTTTGCATAGCTTTGAATAAATCCTTACGGATATCTTCATCAGCTAGTCCTGCAATGGAAGCATCTTCTAATAATGGGACGCCTGGATCATTAATAACACTAATACCTTCCATGATGGTATTAATGGTATTCACCATATCAGACCGTTTATACTTATTATCAACTTGCTTAAAATCATCTTCATATCGTTCCAATAATGGAGCGATGGATTCCATAGCAGGTGTCAGAGTACCCTTCTTCGCATTCTCTGGGAGCGTATTTTCATACGCAATCGTTTGTTCAAAGATATTCGGTAATCGTTGATCATTATAGCGATCATCTAATGCTTTGAATTTAGCGAATAGGTCAGTATATGGTTGAGTAAATACAAAGAAGTTGCCATAAGTGAGAGTACCAGGGATAATAATCTTTTTAATTTTATCCATAATCCCAGTCACTTCTTCCATTGATTCTATGGTTTCTAACTTTGTTTCATTTTGTGTAGCATCAGATTCGCCTTCGAATCGGATAATACGTGATGCTTCTGATGTGATATTATCTGTATTCGTAATCGCATCACGCATGGTTAAAATAACTTCATCTAATTCAGATACTTGTTCTGTTAATAGACGAAGGTCTTCATACATATTATTTACGTTTTTATATCGTTCACTAAGAATGATATTGATTTGACTATTTTCATCACCCAATAGTTCTTCAATCGATTGCCCCTGCATGAATGTGTTCATGCTAGTGTATGATTTAGGACTCTTGGTGAAAATAGAATTTATAAATGCAGCAACGTCTCTACCATTATGAGTTCCAGATACAAATCGATTGGTTTCTTTCTTTAGTAGTGTATCGATCTCATCTGACATGGCATTGATTTCGTTTTGTCGTTTGTTACTATCGGTTAATGTAGTATTTTTAAACAAATCGAATAGACTGCTGATAGTACCATTTGTTTTAGCAATTTTCTCTGCACGAGTTTTCATATCTTTCAAATCTAATTCGGGCTGCTTGCTTTTGTTTGGTTCATTATCGGCCAAGTACTTCACCTTCTATTCTCTAATATACTAATAATTTCACATTACAGAGTTGTTAAAAACGGTAAAAAAAGAAGACCCGAAGGTCTTCTTATTGTGTCCCCTAATCAATAGGAAACAATGTAATGCTTAGTATAGACATCCCAGTTTTCAGTCAATGAATGTAAGATCACTTCATAGATATCAAACTTACCATCCATTAATCGATAATGCACTAGTACTTTATCGGCTTTCTTAATCGCTGGTAATAATTCTTTTGTCAATACCATATGGATTCTTGGTGCTAAGGCAAACTCTTCGATTTTATAATCGATTAGGTTATAAATGACTTCTTCAGGAATCTCTTTAGTAGCCCATCCATTCTTACCAGATTCGATATCTTTCATATCATTCATGATCGTACGACGAGGCAAATATTCGTTCATTCTTACATAGGCATCAGCATCAATGAACTTACCGATAGAGAAACAAAGCTTTTTCTTATCATTAGATAATTTGAACTCATTATCATCAGTATGTGTTTGAGTCATACAGATACCTTTTAGTGCCTTACTTAATGAATCGATATCTAGTAACGTACACTGCATGAATTCTTCATCGAATTTATGACGAACCAAACTTCTCGTATATGCTGGACGCTTCACTGTTTCTGCATATGGTGGAAAGATAAATCCATCCACCGATATATAACAATCATACATATTCTTGATCACTTGATTGAGATCGTAGATTGCATTACGTTTCTTAGGGGGTATTACTAAATCACGCACTTCCATATTGACCAAACTCCTTAATTAATTCTTCACCTGTTGGTAATCCGAAGTACCGATTACCAATAAAGGAATAATCTTTCGATAGGTAGTCTTCTAAGAAGACTTGACCTTCATCGTAAAATACATTATCTGGGTCTGTATTATATTGACCAAACCCTTCTAATTTGATTTTACCAATCATCGGAACGGTACCAATATTATGAGTGATAGTGATATTCGGATACATAGATGAGAAGTCATAGTCGATAACCCGACTGAAGATAAACTTCGATGGTCTTCCTAGGATTTCAACACCCACTTTTTCATTCAGCATTGGATCACCTACGAGAGCACCTGCAAACCCTTCTTCATCCTCATCTGTATCATTGTCAGCAGTATCATTATCAAATCCACGGTTACCATAATCGATATTGTTATTATTACCGATAATGAAACCTTGTTTATAATATGATAAGTACGCACGATTCTTCAATAGAATCGTTTGACTGAATGCTGATTCATATTGCGTCGCATTAATCAATGAGCGTTGGAATACGTTATCAATATCATGCGTCTTCATTTCAATACCATACTGTAATAGAGTATCCTTGATATTATATAGCACGAATAACTCATAGTTTTCATATGGTAACGTTTTGATATTCGCCTCATCACTATAATCAAGTTTTTCATCGTTTAGTTCTGCTTTAGCAATCGCATTCAACCGAACGGTTTTCAACTCTGAACGAGCTTTACGAATCTTGATATATTGAGACATTTGGTCTAAGTAGACTGATTTGGATGTACATGTGAATACATCATTCTTTGTTTTGAAATCATGGTGACGATGATCTTTACGATAGTACAATTCATCTTGTATAAATTCTGGGTCACACATGATCTTCATAGGATCATGACCTAGTGCTTTAATACGATCAATGAAGTACGGAATATCGAACGCCATGTTCCAGAAGAGTATGAAGTCCCGAGCTAATGTATTGAATAAACGGAATACTTCCGTAATCATATCAATCTCCGTATCATACATATGTATCTCATAATTGAGTTCCCCGTACGATTCATCGAAGGTCTTATGACATTTATCAATGAAGTTAGGAAGGTTCTTCTCAAACTGCTCTATGAGTGGATTCTCGGGATTTCTTAAAAGAAAACTATGTACAGTTTTCGTTTCAGCATCGACGACGGCTACTGCATTAATAGGGCATATATCCGCAGTCGGGAACCCTGGTGCATCGATACCATCAACTTCGATATCGGCAAATACCTTAGATAAGGAATACTGCATATCGTAATCATGATAATGAAGCATCCATTCGCATCTAAAGTAATTGGTATATGGATAGTCGGTAGCTAATACATATGGATAGTGGTGTAAATTTTTCTTAGCTGATTTATTATTCTTATTACACCACTCTTTATAATCAGCTAGTTTCTTACCACCCACTTTGACGATCTCGTTAATGATATTTTTAAACTTAACGATCTTTTGATCGCAACGGTCTAATGGCATATAGGATGGATAGTGTGTGTAATCTCTATATTGCGGTTTCACAATATACATCATATATTGTGGATCTTCAATCGTTTGAATCCACTTACGACCCGTGCTAACATCCTTAAATACAATCGATGCATAATCATGTTTACCAGGGGATTCCCAATCAGGTCTATGGTAAAATACATTTAATAATAAATGGTCTTTGGAGTGCGGAAGCTCTCCAAAGACTTTTTCACCATGATAGTTCTTTAATAAACCAATATTACTCATCTCGATGTACCTCAGTATCAAAATCAACATCATTTTCTTGATATGCTTCATTGAAACGATTAATGATTTCCTGAGGACTGAATTCTTTCTCTGGGTCTAATTGGTTCGTGGATAACAGTTTGTATAAACTTGGTGCACAATCACGCAATAAGGCATCACGTAATTCTGGTTTACCGCCAATGATATCACGGAACTGTTTACTATTGAATTTGATATCTGGTGCCGATTCAAAGTAAGAATATGGATTACGACCTTTGATCACACATGCCATATTGGCATAATGTAACATCGTTAACCAAGGATCGAATCCTGTATTATAATCATATACTAACTGTACGGAAGAACCACCACGGTTAGTTTTAGATTTGATAAATTGAACTTCTACTAAGAAACCATCAAATCCATCTTTCTCAAATACATACTTTCCTTTATAGATAAAGCGAAGTAAGTTTTGAGAATAATAGATAGGACCCGTACCACCAGGTATATTTTCATTGGTTTTCATGTATTGGATTTGTGCTTGTGTTTTTTGGAAAGCCATTTCAGGTTTATCTTTGATATGGTTAATTGCCATAACCGTAATATTGGCTTTTTGGATGATAGGACGCAATCGTTTATAGAACGTATTATAGGCAATCGCTAACCGCATATTATACGTTTGCGTACCCAATTCATCACTATCTTCTACTTCCTTAGTTTGTAAGGATGGTAAGGAATCTATCAAATACACAGTCGGTTGAGGAAGACAAATTTCTTCACCATATTCATTCAGTTTACCTGTATTATAAAATAGCTCCTTAGTTTCTAGCTTGACTTTAGCTAGATGATAAATATGTTTAAATGCATCTTCGACATAGTCGATAGCAGGTATATAATATTTATCTTTCATTTCTTCTGTTGTGAAATGATTCAATGCTCGAATACGAGATAGGTTAGAAGAACCTTCCGCATCGATATGATAATATTCACCATATTCAAATGGTCTAATAATGTGAGAACCTACTTGTACGCAGAATGATGTTTTAGCTACACCTGGTTTACCAATGACAGTTATAAATTGACCACCAAAAATACCAGTGTTAGCCCAACGTTCAATAACGTTGTTATTTTTATCTGTAACTGTTAAGAGGTATCCATTTTGATAATCAAGAGGCATAAACCCACTGGAATATCCCATTAAGTTTCTTGCTTCTGCTGTAAAGATACCTTTCTTGTCATGCTCTAATAGAGCGTCATGTAATTTAGCCATATTGGTCTCCTTTCATATGTAATAAATAGTCGAATCGTCTATAATCTATCACAGGATAAAAATAGAAGAGATACCAAAGCGGTATCTCTTCTATGATATATAGTTTCAAACTATATTATTTCATACGAATGATTTTTAAATCATTGGTGATTACCATAATCGTACGATAGTAATGGTAACCTAATTTAGCCAAACGTTCAATGACTTCATCACGATTTGTTTTAACTGTATTCGCATCGAAATCGATGATATACGTAATCGCACTGATATGTTGTTTTTGTGCATATGCACGCAAATCACGTTGATTTAAGACTTTAGCAGATTTATCATTGATATGGAAGCGTTCTGCTACTTTAGCAAATGCTTCATCAGTGATTTCATTCAATCGTGTTACGGTATGTGTGTGACGAGCTGGACGATATGTGCGAATTTCACATACGCCTTCTTCATTGCGTTTATCACTAATATCGAAATAGCCTTTTTGACCACGAGCGGGTACATCAAGTGTATTCATAGTCGTATTAATGATTTCGTAACAATAACGACGATCACTATAGCGAATCATCAAACGATTCACCACATCACGATTCATATCGCTACGTGTGATGAATTGTACAAATGGTAATGATTGACGAGTATTCAAGGAAATAATCGCATGGAATACTTGGTTTTCTTTATCAATTTTATACGCATAGATGAATGCATCACGGCTATAGTAATTGATAAGATCTTTACCGTTATCTAATGAAATGGATACTAATAATACATCCGTATTGTATCCATCATTGGATGGCATGACAAATGGATTGTAATGGCGATGGTCAAAACGCAAAGTGGTTTTCACATTTAACACTTTACTGATTTCAAAATGTTGACCAACTTCGTTGGATACATCCATGTGGTTGACTTCATCAGCAACACTATCAGATTTGAATATATCCAATCCGAATTTGTTATCTGCTACCGTATGAATACGTGCGAATTTTTCAGTTTTGTCAGTGACTGTCCATTGAGGTGTGTTTGTTTGGTTATAAACGAAGATCATAATAGGTTCGTGCCTTTCATTTAATAATAGATCTAAAAAAGTGAATCTCAATTACTTGTAATGTCACGAATAGAAAAAAATAAGAGAGATGGCGTTCACCAACTCTCTTATTCTCGTGCACATAGGATCCTATCTACGCAAGATTACTTGCTAGATTTTTTAGGACGACCAGGTTTACGTTTTGCTGGTTCTTCCTTTTTAGATTCTTCGTTTTTAGGAGCTACTTCAGCTACTTCTTCCGCTAATTTACCAATATACCGTTCATAGTATTTGATAATATTTGGGTAGTCCTCAGCTGGAAGCGTATCGAATTGTACACGACGTGCACCATCGCGACCTTTCTTCGCATCTTTGATGCGTTCATTACGATACATTTTGAAGAATTCCTTTAAATCCTTTTTGCCCCATAAGTATTCTTTCTTAGCTTTCTTAAGTTGTTTCTTAGAAAGTTTAGATTCTTTCACTTCTGGAGCTAACAAAATTTGTCCTTCCATTACGCCAAGTAATAGACGACTAATTGTGTTATACACTGCGGTTTGTGGTACTGTAAAGTTTTCGATAGCTTTAGATTTCTTTTCCAATGCGATGGAAATCATGGCATTGCGAACGATTTCTTGGTCAGCACCATCTAATGCGATATTGTAAATCGCTTTCAATGTATCAATGTTGTTTAATTCAGCACCAACGTGTACAGTGTACTTGTTATCGGCTAAGCGTTCTACACCACGTTTTTGCACTTTGTACAATGCTTGGTCTAATCTAAACATGTATTTTCTTACATTGAATTTGTTTAGGTATTCAACTGGAACGATATTGGCAGCGATGTCAATAGCGAATTCTTCTTTGATACCTAATTTCATCAACTTCTTAATGATCTTCTTAGCCGATACTTTTACAACATCTGCCACAGTATCACGCAATTCTTTATAATATTCGATTGCTTGACGTTGACGTTCTTTTTGTTCATCACTAGGAACAATACCTGGTTCTGTTTGGAGAGATTTTTCAATCGCCAAATAAGATTTTTCCAAGTAATCCACTAGCATTACATGTAAACCTGCTGGCACATCATCTTTAAAGTTATAGTCTTTAACGATTTTGCGTAGAGGTTTTACAAACATTTTCATGGAGGTGATAAGGTCAATGAATTGATTTTCATAACGACGTTCTTCACCTCTAAAAGAATCCATGAAATAGTAATCCACAAGCGGAATTAAATTATCCGCAATATGGGATTTCAATTCATCTTTACTCATCTTTTTCAAGCGTTTATACTTGAATTCAGACAAGATTTCTTTGCCACTAGTCTTTTTCATAGCGTACTCCTTCATTATAAAAAGAATAAAATAAATGAACTAATAATCTGTTCCAGACCGATTAGTTCTTAATAAAACTCGCGACAGATTTTACTCTGTCAGAGAAATAATATATAAACGAATAGGTAGTTAGCCTATTCGTTTATATAGAATTGATTAATATTTATCTAAGATGGAATCCATATCGAATTCATCATCGGAATCGTTGTTAGCATCTTTAGTACCATCGTATGCAGAGAGTTTATCTAACGCATTATTGAGTACAGAGCTGGTTTGTGTTTTATTCAACTCTTCTTCTACTCGTTCAATGCGGTTGATAATCACTTTGATACGTTTATCTGGTACAGAAAGACCACTTAATAGCAATACCAATACATTGAGCTTATCACTTTCTTCATTTTGAGCAAAGTGTTTGAAGTCTTCGATTGGTTCACCATAGAAGTTACGGATGTTTGGTAAGTTTTCGTTGAACTTATTATTTAATCCTTTAGTAAGGTATGCGATGAAGCCCATGCGTTTTACTGTATGGTCATCTTTTTCAGAACAGTCCATGCAAGTAGCTTTAACAGAATGATCTAATAGCACAGAATCCAATGTTTCATCAGCACCGATAGAATCTTCATAGATACCAGTTAATACATCCATGAAGATAAGTCCTGGAACGGAGATGATTTTACGCATATCTTTATCATCAATCATACCATATGGGGAAGAGTGAGAGAAGTCGCCACGAACTGCAGAGATCATAGTAACGATTTCTTTATTCACTTCATCCATTTGTTTATTGGTTGGTAAGTTGGCACGTTTTTCATTATCGAATAACATGTACGAACCACCCAAGTCAGACATTTCTTTCAAGTATTGGAGTGTATTGCGTTGAGCACCAACGGATTCACCCAAGGTTGGAAGAATACCCACATTAACGAAAATTTTATTTTCGTCTTTACGGAAGTAGTTACGTAGGATATCTGTTAGGATAGGACCCATACCAGAACCAGTACCACCACCAGTGGAATTAACGACAAAGACAATGTCAGTTTGATCCATAAATCGTTTGAACGCTTCATCCTTAATCAGCTCCTTGATATTTTCTTTCACAAAACCCTTTGCGATAGAACGGTCTTTACCAGACCCAGAACTGTCACCGAAGATGATCGCATCCATTTTAATATTCAATGTATCAAGATCTTTTTCAGATGCATTGATAGCTAATGCTGGAATGTCTTTTGTTGCTAACCCTAATGCAGCAACTTGATTACCTGCATTACCAATACCTATAATACCGACTTTCAACATAAAAAGTCTCCTTTCACTAAGTTATATTCTACCTATATTAATAAGTCGTTTACTACGACAACCATCTCTATCAGTCACCCAATCGAGCATTTTCATATTACATGCGGAGTAATCCAAAGTATCCATATATTCCATTAGATCAGACTCTATGAATGGAATGTTAAATCGAATGGATGAAGTTGGTTCACTGTGACTATACCATTTTACAGGCTCATCAAATGCATCGAGAGCACAATCACCAAGAAATTTACAGATGTCTGAATGGTAAGTATCCTTAAAGATGTCAGGATACCTAGCCCAGACTAATGTACCAGATGATTGATAAAATGATTTATATTTGATAGAGATACCACCAAATCGTTTATGGGATAACCGAGTCAAGGCTCCTACCATAAAATTAACCGATGTATTGAATCGAGTATAGTCATCATCCTGTGCCGATGTATCATCTACTGTGATCATGTAGGAATCATAGGAATCCATTGATCGAACTGTATTGATACCAAATCCCTTATACTCTGTACCGAATCGAAATATCTCTTCGGGTCCTTTGAACTTACTTTGTACCATATCAAGCAAGTCATCAGCCATCCATAAATTCATTGGGGTTTCTATCGGAGCACATATATTGGCCACTTGCTCAATGAGTTCAGTTGCATACACATATTCAGGCACTCTATTCTTGATAATATCACATAGCGTATCACCCAGATTAATATCGTGACTTTTATATGTATGACCACCGATTCGATACATAATTTGAGGATTTGTGGGCATAGAACGATATTCACTCTTAACATTAATACCTAAGAATGATAATACCCTTCTGAAAAAGATAGCTTTCGTTATCGATCCATACCATACTCTATCACACTCATGTGGAAGAATAATAGTATATGGATGTAAATACGAAAAGTAATCGCGTTCTTTACCCATATTATTCTCCTTTCGGAGGCATATAGACTGTGTCACTAAAGTAATTATCACCAAAGGCTACTTGCCATTGGTTTAAATAATTAGCAACCATCATCATATCCTCATCGTCAACATAATCAATTATCTCGAATATAACTGTATGAAGACGATTACCTGGAGTACAATTAGAAACCATAAATTGAATATCTCGACCGATCATATCAAAGGCTGCTTTTACTACCGATTCGATCCTTTTTAAATATTCTTTAACGACACCCGGTAATAAAGCTTTACCAGTAACTATAATACACTGATTGCCATGTCTATGACCATTGGCGAATGTATAATAGTCACCACTCTCATCTTTGAGTATCATATCAGCAGAGTCAGATTTAGTATCAAATTCAACGAGCATCATATTCTTATTCATATCTGGGATCGACCAGAGTTGTTGTTTTAAGAAAATTAAGTCGTTAGCATTGTTTACTCCATCTATTGTCATATAGGTAGTTTTCAATGCAACTAATCCCGTTGTTTTAAATAGGATATCTAATTGACCTGGGATAGTTTTGAATGTCTTAATTTGTTCGAAGGTAGTTCGAACGAAAATAGCATCCAATTTATCACTAGCTTCTGCTAACGTCATATGATGCATAGAAACATCACGAATTACATCCTTGACGATACTGATATGATCTAATGGGTATAAGTGTGCGGGAATATGTCGCATAATATGATTAATTACCGAATCTAATACTTCATTAGAGTTATCGGTGAATAGATTATAGTTACGAATTCCTTTTGCTGTCGCAATCTCAGTTGTGGCATCTTCGTATTTATGGGTACCCTGAATAATGGCACTTTGTACATATAACGCATGGCCTAAACTATTAACAAAATTCACTGCATCATTTGGTGTCTTTTCGCAATATTTAGGAATATACGTAAAGATGGATTGGATATAGGGACTTGACATAGAACTACTTCCTTTCTACAACTAATGTACCATTTGTGACAAACCCAGCAGCTCCAGCATGACCGCCGCCACCAAAGGATTCAGCGATCTTGTTAACAAGAATGGATTTCTCTGGATGTTTACCTAAGCGATAAATGGAATATTCCATTTTACCGTCAGCATTCATAAAGAATACTAACCCAACTTCATAATCGTTCTTAACGGTTTCGAAGATAAAGCTACCACGATCTAACGTGTTAATAGCAATAGCATCAATATCTTCAAACTTACGAATGTAGCATTCAAATCCTGCTCGTTGTAAGTTAGTTACGAATGTACGGTTCTTGTAATCCACAATTGGTTTACCTGAAGTCATAATTTGACCAGCGACGTCTTGGGATAATTTCATATCAAAGAATGCATCCCAGAAATCACACGATTCATTACTTGGACGTTCAAACTCAGCATAGAAACCATCATTAAACATGAGGTTTGTGATATAGTCTTCATAGGTAGTGAATCGCCAAGTATCATATAAGCCAGCCATACGAACAGATTTAGGGAATAAACCATCCATAGATGGACTCAATAGTGATTCCAATGTCACTTCACAACCATTTACATTCACTTCCATACCAGGGTCAAATAGTGTTGTTTCATCTAGTTGTACAACGCTTCTGAAGAAATGAAGATAGGTTAATTCACAAGCAGCTAACCCATTGATACGAATCCCTGGAACTGCATTGATGTTTGGATAGTTCTTATATTTATTGATGGAAGAAAGGTGATGATCAATCCATATGATGTGATCGATACCTACTCGTTCTACTAATTCATCAAAATATTGAACTGGTAAACTGAAATCTAAAATAAATACATACTGAGATTTCTTTAACTTACTGAAATCGAATTTCATATCATAATGAGCAGATATGAATTTAAAAGTTTTCTTTCTCCATAATGGAGATAGTTTAGCACACATAGCTGATGCATAACCATCCATATCATTGTGATGAATGCATAATACATCAAAATCTGTGTTAGGTTTGTTGGTTGTCATACTAACATTCATTAGGTTTTCCATAGTACCCTCCTAAAATAAAATAACGTAGCCATTATATTTTCGGATCATAGAAAAACTAGTAATTTTCCATATCCTAGACTACATACTAGCATAATATATAAACACAAATTAGGTTATATATTATATTGGTGAGTCCCAATATTGTATATTATTTAAAGGAGTAAATGTCATGAAGGATATTCAAATTGACTATAGTCTATCCCCTACCGATTTGGATTTAAATATTGAGCTTCTACCAGAGTTTTATAACCCTGAAACAGTAGGACCTCGTTTACGTGTAATGGATTGGCACGAATCATTCGTTACCGATATGCTAACCAATAAAGGGTTTATTGTTAAGAGTAAACCATTCAAAAAGAAATTAAAAGATAAAGACGGTAATATTATGACACGAAACACGAAAGAGATGGATGGTATCCATTCTCCTCGCTTCGGGTCTGATTGGCAAGATGAAAATGCATTTGCTGAACGGTACCGTTGTTCTTGTGGAGAAACGATTGGCAAATTCTATACTGGTCAAATCTGTCCACATTGTAATACAAAAGTCAAATTCGTCGATGTTGATTTAGATATGTTTGCTTGGCTTAAATTAACAGCACCATTCTATATCATTCAACCATTGATGTATATTAAACTTAAAGATTTCTTTGGTAGTGATACCTTAGAAACCATTCTTGAGTTTAAAAAAGAAATGGATATCGACGGCTACTATAAAGAACCTAATACTGATGATAAAAAGAACCCATTTGCTGGTATTGGTATGGTTGACTTCAAAGAACGGTTTGAAGAAATCATGTATTGGTTCAAAAAGAAAAAGAAGAATAAAGCTGAGCTATTTGATAATATCATGATGGATAAACATAAGATATTTATTCAAGAAGTTCCGATCTTCTCATCTGTACTTAGACCAGTATTCTTCACAAACGAAGATTATTCCTATACAAAGATTGATACATGCTACAATGCGATGTATGGTAACTTTGAACGGTTAAATGAAGAATCTGATGGGTTAAATCAACGGAATATTGCTAAGGTTAATAAAAACTTATTCCGTGCTCAAACCAAGTTAATGGAAGCCTACAGCATTATCTTCACCTCTCTTACCGAGAAAGAAGGTCATATCCGTAGAAACATCTTAGGTGGTAAAGTTAACTTCAGTTCTCGTAACGTAATCATTCCTGATGCGAAGTTACGTTCTTATCAAGTACGTCTTCCTTATGTAGGGTTCATGGAACTCTATAAAGAAGAGATTATCAACCTTATCGTTAAATTAACAGGTGTAAGCTATAATGTAGCAGTAGATGAATGGTTCAAAGGATATCGCAAATTCGATCCAAAGATTTATAAAATCATTCAATATATGCTAACGAATACAAAATATAAGAATAAAATCTTATTAAACCGAAATCCAACAATTGATTTTGGTTCATTCGTATGTATGGAAATTGTAGAAGTGAAGAAAGATTATGATGACCTTTCTTGTAGTCTACCAATCTCTATCCTAACATCATTAAATGCAGACTTTGATGGTGATGTGTTGAACATCATCTCATTGAAAACAAATGAGTTGAAGAAGTCCTTCGACCAAGTATTCAATCCACATAAATCATTGGTTATTGACCGCAATACAGGTCGATTCAATAACAAGTTTTCTTTGATTAAAGACCAATTGATTGGATTGTATCAGTTCTGTAATAAATAATAAGAAAGGATGTACTCACTCGAGTACATCCTTATTTTTTTATGTTAAAATGAGTATATGACGTATGTCATATACTCATTTCATGTATTTTTGTATAAGAGAAGATTTTATGGTAAGTTAGCCAAACCAAGATACAAGACAACCAATCTTGCATTACCATATTGTTTTCATTTATAAGTACTTCATTAGACAAGTCTGTAGAGGTGATACTAATGAATCAAGCCATAGTAAATTCTAGTCTGGCACATACCGTTGGGAATGTGACATTCCAGATGACAGAATTCATTAAAAGTTTATTCACTCCTAATTTTTTTAGGCATACTCATATCTCTAGTCGTATGGCATATAGAGAATTTAAGATAAATGAAAATCGTCAAGAAGCTGCCTTCATTAAGAAGAATCGCCCCATTTTGATTATTAGACCCCACTTAGAAGTTAATGATGATATCTTTTTATCAGGGTCTATGTTCACTCGTATGTATAATGGGACGAACTTCAATAAGAACTACGGTCAGTTTCTTCCACTATTCCGTGATGATGTAAATGATATCTCATTATCCTACTTTACGAATCGGTATCGTGTGGTATTACAGGTCACTATGATGTTTGATACAGCCTATCAACAAGTGAACGTGTATAGCTCACTATTAAATCGATTCAATGAGAACCAAATCTATTGGCAACAAACGGCACTAGAATGCTTTGTTCCAGGTCAGATTGTTGAACAAATTTCTACCTTAGCTGAAAAACCAATTCGGAATGAAGAGATGTCTGTTAAACCATTCTTAGAATATCTAACAGGTCATTCTAATAAGTATTGGACGTATAAAGAAAAAACAGCATCGTCCCATGAAGAATTCTTTTTATATTATCCCGTTACCATGGAATATGTATTTACTGATATTTCTATGGATGATTTATCTAAACATGGTTCTGTATCTGAATCAGCTAATATTAATTTCACATTAACCGCTGAGTTCAACACCATGGGTCAATTCCAATTGAGTACAGAGCGGGACGATAAAGGGTTCAAAGCCAATATGGGGTTAGATATAGGAAGTACAGATGGTATCAATATTCGTACCTACTATACACCAACAATCCAATTTGGTGAAGAAGATGAAAACGGCTATCGACTTCTGTTCACAAATATGTTCCAAATCGAAGAGGACTTGGAACCAAAGAAACCTGATATATTAGATTTATCTAAGCTATTAGGGGACTCTGTACTTGATGAAATTTTACAATACCATGATAGTCATGGGATTAGCACAGACATTCTATTCAATTTCATTATCTTAAAAAATGAAACGATCCTAAAAGGAAAGAGAGAAAAACCGGGAGATAAAATTGACTATGTTGTTGATTTACCTCATAAACGGGTTCTCATTTACAATAAAAATGTGGATGCTACCTATCGGATTCTCATCTATGTGAATAACCTATACATTAATCAAATTAGTGATAATATTAGCGATTTGCAATCATATTATGAATATGATTATAAAGATAGATAGCTATATTGGAGGACGTAATGAAGATTAAAAAGATTAAGCAATTATTAAAAGACATTCGGGAATTTAATCAACTCTCCGAACATGAAGTTCCTGTGGGTGAAGGACCCTTACGAATCGGTGCTCAATTGATTCGTATTGTGAAACAAAATAATCACCCAAGTTTTAAATCCATCTGTAAATTTATTGAGTCGATTGATGCCAATGAAATCGTTGAAGAAACGGATCGTATTAATGCATCAATTGGTGCTCCCATCTTTGTAGTTATGGGTAATCCAGACTCTCCAGTAAAAGTGGTATTATTAAATACTCGTTTTGGGTATATTGGTATGAATGTGGTTCCTGATGAAGTCATTCATGAAGAAATGAAACATCAAGCCGAAGTACCAGAACTGGATGATGAACAAGTTATCGATATTTTAAAGAATGTAAAAATCGATTAATGACTAAGTGTACTAGACAATTTATACGTCTAGTACACTTATTTTGCATCGACAAGAGATTAATGTATTTAACAGTAAAGGAGATTTTGGATTATGTTAGGCAACAACACGATTATCAATGAAGTGAGTATGGTTGAGTATCTTAAAAATAGATACAAATTACCGTTAACGAAAGAACAAGAGCAACGAGCTCAAGCATTCTTTGATTCAATTGATAACAAAAAAGAGAATTCATCTGTACACTTTATTTCCCATAATAGTATTGAATCACTCGATGGGGTATTAACACTTAACCGTTCGATTGAAATTGATCGTATGATGGAGAGTGTGTACACCGAAGATATCGTATTCTCTTTATTCCCAGTACAACCAGGAATTTTAGCTGAGACACGAGTTAAAACACATCACAATACAAAGTTAGACTCAATCTCATACCCAGACCCAGTAGTGGATCCTAATATGACATACAATATTATCGTCATCCGCTCATTCGAATATTATATGCGTAAAGATATCGTTGATCGTATTATCAGTGATTCTATTACCTATGATATAATTATATTGAATACCGCTTTGGATATTCCCATTGACGGTATTATCTTCGAAGACATCGACGAAGAAGAATTTAAACGATTAGGAACTAAAGGAGAAGAAGCGTAATGAGTACACGTCAATTATCTTCCATCCGAGATTCGTATCTATACTCCATTTTCAATCATGGTAATAAAATGGATAACTTGCTTAAAAATTATTTAGCAAAATCCGTTGTAGTAGATGCGTCTGCTGTTGATGAAGCAATTAGTAACATTCGCAGATACTTTAAGTATCCGCTCGTGAATGATGTATTAAACGCATTCACACATAAAGATGGTTTATATGGTAAAATACTACCAATTGGATCTAATATTAACTTCCAATTACCACCTCCACTTCCATTCTTTTTAGCTGGTAACCAACAAAACTTGTTTGGTATTGCGGTATTAGACCGTGTTGCTAACTATGCGAAAGATGATAGTGGTCGAATCGATGTAGATCCAAAGAAACTCTATGTATTACTTGAATCTGCCTTTATCGCTAGAGTGGTTCAACAAAACTTCTCTAAGTTGAATAACACAACTCTTTACACAGAAGGTGCTTCTGTGTATGCACACATGCTAACTCGTGTATTGAATAAATTATTTGCTTTGAATGTAGATAAAGTAGCATTTGCTAAAGTATTATACTTAACAGCTAAGTACTACTTCTTAGCTATTTTGAAAATGCAAGATAACAGCATGGTGCAAAATTATGCATTGAAGGTATCAGGATTAACTGAAATTGCTGTACGTGATATCGAAGCGGCATTCAAACCTGAAGATTATGCAACGATCGCTACATTCATTACCAAATTACACGAATCTGCGTATATGGTCACTAACACAATGAAAGATTTAACAGTTCGTGGTTATGTAGAAGCATTCTGTAAAATGTATGGCGATGCTGCCTTGTTTGCATTGGAAAACTTCAATTACTTTATCTTTAATATTGCCAGTGCTGTGAATGGTGGTTTCTTGAATAACCAATATGCATTTGATGATATCATTGGTAAATCCGGTGATAAACTTTATGCCGTAGTAGCAAACTTTGCGAAAGGTAAATAACTCACTATAATCGTTTCTCATAAAGGAGTTAACTGACTATGCCTGAAGATATTAATAAGGATATGGTGAAGAAGGATCTAGCATTAGGGGATCTAAATCCTAAGATGTTTAGACAATTCTTTGCTGATATGCAGATTAAATCCTATCAATACGACTATCAAATCCAACGAGATTTAGTCGCTTATCACGAAGAACGATTTACAACGGCTCAGTTAAAAACTGAAGTGGGGGTTAAAATGTTTGATGACGTGAACTCTGAACGAGTTCTCGTCTTCCCTATGAAACATCAGTTTATTGCAACAGGTCGTCGTAAAGCTTGGCGTGATTCTGCAATTTATAATAAAGCGTTAACATTCGATGACATCAATCGTAATCGAAAGCTTTTTAAATACAACGTACTAGTGTTCGTGGATAACAAGTTAATCACGAATATTAGAATTAAACCGAACGAGGAGTTCACATATATCTACTTTAGACGTAAAGATTTGGCTAAATATCTTATCGATACACCTAAAGTAATCAATGTTCTCTTCATTCCAAATGCTATCGTTTCTGTAGCGGAAACGATTAATGCAACTAATACAGCAGGTAGTAAGTTATTATTGAATGCATTCTATTCTACTAAACGTGAATTTAATGTAACGGATAACTACTTCGCTATCTTCCAAAATAAACAAACATTGGAAACTGAATTTACGGGCGGTGTACATTATAATCCAGATTATACCAACTTCACATTTGATGGTATCAATATCGCTGATTATGCTGATACACACCGTGTCATCTTAGTAGGTACGGAACTGTTATTCAAAATCAAAGCGGTGAGTGTTACACAACGCTTTGTAGATTTTGAATTACAAAAGATGCCGTTACCTAAAGATGATATCATTGTATTATACAAACATCCAAACCGTAGAGATTATGTACCAAACGATGGTACCGTAGTCTTAACGGAACACTATCCAAACATTATCGAAATCAGTAATCCTCAGAAGTATCAACTTCTCTTGATTGCTTTATATGATGAAGCTACACAAAACCATCATATTAAATTCGATACTGAAATGGATTTCTACTTAGAAACAGAACGATTGTTAGATCGCTATCAACAAGGTTCCGTTCCTGAGATATTGCAAAATTATAAACCTGCTGATTGGGACTATCGTCTTAAAGATTACTTCGAAAAGAACGAAGGTATCCATGCAGTAGATATGACAGACCGATGGAATCCATTCCATTATAAGATGAACACAATTAGTGGTCTGATTAAACTTTGGTCTGAATTCTATCTTGAGTATGAACGTAGAACCTATGGTTTCTTAACTGGTTGGTATCATGACATCTCCAAATGGAGTGCTGAACATTTAGCTTCTAAGGAACGTAACTCTACAGAACAAGATGTACCAGTTGATCCAACAGGTCATATCCAAGTTGACCATAAAACATTTGCGGAAACGCAATATGTGTTTACGTATAAAAATGATATGAAGTTTGATGATGCAAACTCCTATCTATTCTATATTGATGGTAAAATGGTGATTCCATCTGCTATCATTGTACATAGAGGATTCCAATATGTATATTTACCAAAACGATTAATCAAACCAGATTCTATGATTGAAGTAGAACGCTTTGATGGTATCAATTTTGGGTATTGGATTCCTTCCATTCCTGAAGAAGGATTAACGCTTCCTCTTAAGGGTATCATTAAGACATCTACGGTAGCTAATTCATTCTTCTTAACAAACAAAGAGAATGAATATGTCAATGATCGATATGATGTATTTGTGATTGATACAGAAATGGACAATGTTGAATCTAAATTGGATTTGACTAACTCCGTATATTATATCTCTCCTAAGATGAAACTTCGTATTGTTCCTAAAGAACGTGCGAATGCGAATAAAGGTGTATTCTTACGTGCTAATAACCAATTAGTTACATACACTCGTAAGAATAGTGGTGATGATTATCTACGTAATATTGGGGTTAACTTCAACTTACAAAATAACATCACTAACGTAAAGCAAGATGTGAAACCACGTCTTCGTATCTATACGGAAGATGGTCGTTTATTCTCTAAGAACTCTTATGTGATTTATAATCATGATAATTTCAAACAACGTCCAAAATTCAATCTACCAATTAAAGCGGGTGAAACAGCGTTCCATCGTATCGCATACGTTGGGTATGATGAACGATTAATCTATCATCGTCGTCATGTTCGTAATGATGGCTTTGTTGATTTGGAAGGTAAGACAACTCGTCCAATCTGTTTAGCCTACCATGATATCTATTTGAATGGTGTACGTCTTCATAAGAAAGATATTAAAATCATTGCACCATTTAAGTTTATTATCACAACCTTAAAGAAACATAACACATTGGATAACCTTGAAATTTATGAAAAGGTACATGCATCTGATGCTATGTTTAAATTCGATATCGATGAAGATTCTGCGTACTTAGCAGATCGTCTATTCAATAAAGATAAAGAATACCAAAAACACGTATTAGATTCTCTTGAAAAGATTAACCCTGATGGGAAAATCAAAGATTTGAATGAAATTCGTAACTGGTATAAAGATTTATTGGATGACTGGTTCTTTAATCGATTCGTGAATGCTGACCGTCGGTATGACTTAGAGTTATATGAACCATTATTCGATGAAAATTATGGGTATCGTGTACTACTCAATGGTGATGACCGTGTACGTTGGCATGTGACACAAGACAATCGTTTCTACATGTGGCATGATAAGACACTAGAAGAAACAGGTGGTGTCAATCCTCCTCCTAGAAACGTATATGAAGGATTAGCCAATGATAACATTCCTGATGATACTCGAACTATTACAGAACGAGAATATATCGAAAACGGTATTTCATTTGGTAATGTTAAAACGATCTATGACTATGATACAGAAATTCTTCATGAACAAGAGGAAGAAACTCCAGAACCAACTGAATTAGATGGTGTGGATTTACATGATTTGAATCCAGCTAACTATAAAGTGATTCATGACCGTGATAATGTTGAAGATGGTGGTGGTTATGACCGAGCTCATATTAGTACCTATACTAAACCAAAACGCTCTGTAAACCCTCATTCATTACCACAAGATCCACCAAAAGATGTAACGATTGTTCCATTCGTAGACCCAAATCCACGTATGCCTGAACATATTGCTACACCCGAACCAACGTTACCTGAACCAGGCGAATATGAACCATTTGTAGAACCAACTGATTCTGTAATTAAGTTCTTAGGTACTAATCCGTTTACTGACGAAACAAAAGCTAAGTTAACGGTAACGGTTGAAAACGAATTTGATCATACGATTCAAACAGTAGCACATGGTGCATCTGTGAATGCTAAAACATTAAATGCGTTACGAATTGCTTTCGTATCCACAGAAGCATTATCTCGTAAGTATTATGTGAAAATCGTAGATGCTGATAATCATTTAGTATATTCACACATGTTAACGAATAAACCAGATGATCAAATTAATCAAATCATTAATATCATTCCAGGTTCCATGACAATCACTATTGAAACCCATGATCCAAGTCGTGGAGAAGTTAAATATCCATTATATATGGAATTTAATGGTGGTTTCCCTGATGATGGTTTACTATCTAACGGTAAATGGGAAAATGATGAAGATATTGATGACCCTAAAGTGTTCACGGAAGATACCTATTCATTATATGATGAATTTTCCAATACAAGCACGTTTACGATTACAAAAGAAGGATTAGTGGGTCCTACCAATAAACTACTACTCATTCGTGATTTAGATAGTGGTAAGATTATTACTCGTCAATTCTGTAATCCAAATACTGGTAAATTAACGATTACGTTACATAAACCGATTACGCGTATTTCGGTTGCGTATGAACCATTACCACAAACAGTCAAAGAAATTCATATCGATACCACATCCCCACTATTCACTGATTATGTGAAGTCGGTAGAAGTTATTTCTAATCGTACTGAAGGTGTGTATGTCGATAGTAACGATACTATCGTTATGGATACATTACATGATGGAGTGGTACGTGTTGATTGCAGTTCCAGTATTATACGAGTATTCCTTAATACAGCAATCAATGTTAAATCAGCGTTCTTTGATGATGCACGTAATATTGTATATGAGCCTGAAATTAATCCTACTATCCATGAAGCTACATTTGGAGAAAATGGGTTCTTTATTGATATTCCTGTACCAGATGCAAGTAATTTCAAAGAGGGTGATGCGTACTTAACATTATTCAATGCTAAGAACATTTTGAAACTTCATTTATTATCCTCTATCTCTGATGAAATTGGTCATGTGATTATTCCAAACTCATCTAATATGACTGGCGAACGGGTAGATGACATTGGTAAATATATAGATAATCTATATCCATTATTTGCTAATGGGAAATCCAATATGGATGTGACCTATGTATCTCCAGTGGTTTTGAACAATATTCCGAATAAAATGGTAACTGTTCGTGTCGGTACTGATGAAGGTACTGTATCTGCTGTTGCGTTATATGATCAATATAAACCAATTAAACAATTAACATTCATTACACAATCACCATTTACTGAATATTTCTTAAAGAGTGAGCCTGTAGATCATATCTACAGAATGGAACTCGGTCAATCTGACGTTGATATTGTTGATATCTATACCTATTCAATTGATATTGGTAATTCAACTCCTGCTCAATATTTAGATAGAATTACATCACCTACTGATGTACAATACTTGAAATATATTGATGGTTCTGTACTCGTATTCAATTTTGCAAAAAATAACAAGGGTAATCGAATTAATGAAGGTTTCTTCGATATTATCTTTACGAAGAAGGACACTGGTGCAGTCGTTGATTCCTATCGCTACGATAACCGTAAAAAAGCAGTTCGTGCATTAGGTGATAATGCTATGCGGTTAGATGAACGATATGATAATTGTATCATTACCATTAAACGCTATATCCCACCAAGATGTCTTGAATTAACCTATGGTGCAGGTGTTCCAACTGATTGTGTATTAAGTTCTGATGGTTGGAGAAGTGGACAATTTGCTCCTGATACATTCCCTATGTATGGAGAAAATGAAGTCAACTTAACACGTACTATCACAATCGAAAATGATCAACTGTTAAATGTAACTGGTACCGAATCTAAAGTGTTAGTCGTAACTGATAATCGAACTGGTAAAGATTTGGCTGTATTTGCCACTGATACCTATGGTATGCCAGATTCAATTACCTTTACAGCTGAAAACCCATCCTATGGATTTACGTTACAATATAGACCATTACCATTGATCCGTGTTAACGTAGGTAATGCTCTTGATTTATGTAGTGATATCATAAGTTATTATGGTGATTTAGTGATTTCTAAAGTTACAAATGCAACGAGTCATTGGTTATATTTAGTGAATCGATTGGATGATTTTAAAGTTACCTTTAAATTCAAAGATCGTGCTATTAATCTATATCATTTAGAAACGGCAACGATTCCTATTCCGATTGATATCAGTGCACTTGTTGTTAATGAATCTAACTTGACATCTGAAATCCATAAGAATGCCGTTGATGGATACCATATTACGATGAAACCTGTTGTTAATAATGCGGGGTCTTCGTTTACGATTAGTAAAACGAATGTACCTACACTTGATGGGTTCCGTAATAATATTGCACGAGCTAAAGGTCTAATCGATAAAGTAGCTATATTAGGACTATCTAAAGGTTCTACTCATACTTACTTAGATCTCACAGTAACACCTCAAATTCCTGAAACAGTGTTACCTAGAGATCAAATTAGATTACGGTCTATGGCTCCAGTAACACCAGAGGATATTCTATATAAACCTAATACAGTTGAATTATATCCAGATTATCGTCTATATTACCAAAACCCATTAACTAAAATTAGTAATGGATACTCATCTAACGTGATTGTGTATTTAGACGAAGTATTTAAACACGCTCCAGATATTGCTACACAATACATCTGTGTGAAAGATGCTGATAATCAAGTGGTTGATTATTCTGTATTGAGTAATAAGAATGCGTCTAAATCTCTCACTATTGAACCTATATACAATAAAAATGTATATAAGATTGATGTGTCAGATACTAACCATCTATATCAAATCGGATGCAGTGTAGATACAGCTAAGTCTATGATTGATATTGGTATTGATACAATGACTACGTGTACATTACAAGATGTACATCAATTAAACCGTAAGGTTGTTAAAACACCATTGCCTATTTATACCGCTATCTCATTTGGTAGACAAACTGATACTAAACTATACTATACTGATTTTGATAATGAATACATTCGTTTTGAATCAACCCCTTCTAGTACGACTAAAGGGTATGCTATCTTAGACGATAATGGTCATTACATTAATTCCGTTGAAATTAATACTAATAAAGACCATTACTCTCAAATGGCTATCCCTAATACCTATCGTTCAAATACAGGTACGATTATCTTTAAACGTATGGATGCTATGAATCGTATTTCAATCGAAGGATTCACTGCTGAAAATGGATATTGCGATATTCTATCTGGTTCGGGTCCTCAAATTACATCTATCGGTCCTAAATCATTAGGAACTGGTATTTGGGATATGAGTGAATTGACGTATAATGTGGGTGATATTCTAGCCATTCGTATTCATGCCGATATTGTTGAAAACAATGATAAATCTGTTATCGTTGTATATGAACGTCATAATGGTGTTGATAAGATTGCTGGTATGCGACTTCTTGATAAATCATATTCAAGAAACCCAGAAGATAAGTTAGATATTCCATTTATCACTGGTTATAATCAAGGTGCTCATTATATCGTTAAATTGATGAATACTCGAGATGTTGGGTTAGGTGACCTTGTTACCATGACAATTGATGGTCAATCAGGGTTACCAATCAATACGTTACATAATAACTATATTGGTGGCGTAGTGAACTCATTATCATTTATCAATATGATTAAACCAGCTAATCGAACATTCTTTACAACAGAAACCTGTGTAAATGATGGCAATATACCAGTTATCTTTAATAGTATTGGGTATAACCATAAACCAAATGATGATGGTACACAATGTACAATTACATCACCTAAACGGATTAAATGGTTACCCGCTATTGAATTTAAGTTATTTGCACAAATTCCTGTAACAGAAGGATTTGATTATAAATTCATTGCGGTTGGTACAACTACTAAGGATCTTTCCCCAGTGTTATCTAATGGATGGAGACCTATCAATGTCAATACAACTAATGACTTGAATGGGTTTACTATCAAAGTAACAAAACAGCGGAAAGCTATCCAGTTGAAATTGGCGGTGAATAATAGGATCGGGTATATGTATCGAGATATAAATGACAAATATGTTACCGTGAATATACGTCCTACTCTAGCAAGTTCTCGATATTATACTATATTAAAGTTGGCATCTAATCCAACATATACAATTACAGTTGATGATGTCGCATATGGTAGCTCAATTGATGTTGTACATTATGGTGATTATCGTGCCACAGCACCTAATTTAAATACGGCTGGTAGAGATGATAGTCCTAGACAAAGACAGATACGGGTTACGGAATATGATGCTGATGGACATATAGTAAAATCTGAAACTGATGGAGAACTTGGTACAGTGTACCATAGTCCTCGACATAATTCAGTTCCATACACTGTAGTCATACCTTTCCCAAATCAAATATCTAAGGGCTCATCCTTTAAAATTGAATTAAACCCAAATGGTGTATACGTTGATCCAACATATTATGTAAATAATGATGGAGGAGAGTATCAAAACAAATCATTGTTAATCAACTACTATAACAGCATTGATGATATTAGTAGGGATAGTTCAAATACATATAATAATATAACTGATTAATTTATGTAATAGAGAATACGGATTCGTTCCGTATTCTCTATTCTTTTTCTGATTTTTCATAGTCTTGGTTACAAATATATATTATTCGAATGAATACATTAATGATGTATTCATTTATCTTTATATTACAAAGGAGGAGACTAATGGGAATCAATAAATCAGATTTGTCATTCTCAAAAGAGTGGGTATCTGAAATGAAAATAAAACTTATGCGAACTTATCCATCAATGTCAGAATCAGATATTGAGGAGAAACTATATCGCATTATTAATACAAGAATGAAGGATCATCCTTGTTTATTAGATAATAACTATTTAGGGACATCAAGAGATACTACCCTATTAGCTATGACAGAATTTTTTGCTAAACAAAAACCAATTTTAGCAGGATATGGTGTATTATTTAAACCCCATGATAAATCAGCCAATGCTTCAGCTGGTCTATTGATTGAAAGTTTGGATAATCGTAATAAGATTAAAGCCGAACGTAAGAAATACCCACAAGGGTCGTATGAATTCCTTGTAAGGGATATCGGTCAAGGGAATGAGAAAGTTATCGCCAACTCATATTACGGTGCCGCAGGTGCTGATACGTCTGTATTTTACAATCTATATGTGGCGGCATCTACTACAGGTACAGGGCAAGCATTGATTGCTACGGCAGAAACATCATTTGAAGCACTATTAGAAGGAAATATTAAATTCTTTGATTTGGATGAATGCCTTCTATTTATCGACAGAGTTGTCAATACGGATATGGATATGAACTTTGCAGTTTCTAATCCATATTCTGATGATATGGTGAAACGTGTCGTTGATAGATTATTATCTCAGTTCAGAGATGATCAATCCAATAATGATGACTATAGAACGATGTTAACAACGATCGTGTCTAATCTATCTGACTATGATCAACTTCGATTGTACTTTAAGAATAATCTATATGTATTCTTACGAGATGTATCTGAGGTTAAGGGACTTTTAACAATTCTGTGTTCCGAAACAAAATCATTCCGTAATCCAAATAAAGTACCAGAAGAAATCGAAGATACGATTACTACATTATGGCAGTATATCTTCCATAATGTATGTCATATTCATCCAACACGATCTCGTATTGTTCGAGATAGTCAGCATACTCGATTTGCGACAGTGACACAAGATACAGATTCCACTATGGTAACGATTGCTAAATATATGGAGCTTATGTTGAGCCAAAATCTTACAACTCAAGTAGCGGCTGAAAACGAAGATGAGTTAGACTTCATCTGTTGTAATATCATGGCCTATATATTAACACGCTACTCACAATGCTTCCTAGAACGATATTGTCAAGATGTGAATATGCCAGCAGAGCAACATAAGCGTATCAATATGAAGAACGAGTTTTATAACTTAACGATGATATTGACACCAAAGAAGAAACGGTATGTATCATATACTCGACTACAGGAAGGTCAATTAATCGATCCTCCTATGGTTAAGATTTCTGGTTTGGACTTTATTAAGTCTACTACATCAGATGATGTAAAATCATTCTTCACATCTATCATTCATGATGATATTCTGAATGTGGATGAAATCAATGTAAGTACTATCATTCGTAAGATTAAGAACTTTAGAGAGATACTTAGAAGCTCATTCCTTAATGGTGAGCTCACCTATTTAAACCTAGTATCGGCAAAAGAACCAGAAGCCTATAAGAAACCATATAGTCAGCAAGCCATTAAAGCAACGATCGTATGGAATGCCGTTGAAAAGAATCGACTCATTAACCTTCCAGAAAAGATATTCATTGTTAAGATGGATTATAAAACAGAGAAGCGATTTAATGATAACATTGACCGATTTGGTGATGTGGCTGATATTATCCGTAAGGAAATATTTGAAAGCCCTATTGGTGAGATTGCTAAAGGTGGTATCACTGTAGTAGGTATACCACAAAATATTGATCGATTACCACAATGGGTAATCGACACGATGGATATTGATACCATGGTAGATGATATCATCTCTAAATTTAATCCTATCTTAGAAAGTTTAGGAGATATTACCCTACGTACACGTTCTGGCACTTCTCATATGAGCAATATTATTGACTTATAGTAAGGAGAGGGTTATATGAGTAAAAAGGGACGATACATATTAACGGCAGTGGAATGGTTCATTCGACTCGGTTTTGGAGCAGTTTGTATCATAATCCTATATGGATTATTGAAACTACTTGATGTTATTTATTAAGGAGACACAATGAATGGATACATTATTATTTACATTTAGGGTTGATGAAATCAACAAAATGGAGTCTGAAGGGAAACGATTCTTTATCCCTGGGTGCTCTTGGTGTTATTATACCATATACGGTAATAAAGTAATTTTAAAGGATATGCAAGATAATCAACTCGGTTATCTAAACGATGTTGAAAACCTTGATATCTTAGGGTTATATGTAAAATCATTACCTGGAACCTATCGAATCCGTAAGGTATGGGAACATCGTGATGATAATAAAGTGAATATGTCATGGATTGGTGCTATGGGTTGGATTCAAGCCAATCGGGTATTCGATATTGATGAAATCTTATTGGATACCTCGGTTCACCCCATTGTGATTCGATCCTTCCCGGAAGATGGTGGTATTATATTACGTTATGACCCAATTGATTCTGTGGGGGTTGATATCTATAAAGCTACACGTTGGATGGGGGATCAAAAAACGATTCTTGATATGAATAGTAGCGATATTACGCGAATTTTCAGTCTTACTAGAATTTTAGATCCCACGGATATCACCCATACAATAGGAGTAAGCCGTAAAGGTGATGGTTCTATCGTTGAGATTCAAATACATATTGAATCATTATTACCATCTGTCTTGAGACAACAACTTAACGCCGTACTTAAATTCACTCCATACACAGTTATCGAATCACTCAGTCATACTAGATTAGCGATTTCAGATAGTGATAGAGAACACGAACTTATTATACTGGATATCCCAGAGCTTATTAATTCAACGATTACGTTAGAATACAATGAAGCTACAAAAGTTCTTAGTATGAAATAATATAGAGGAAACTAACGTTTCCTCTATGTATATATTATGATTAAGTTCGTATATCGAAGTTTACAATAAACTATTGTAACATATTTTATTGATTTGGAGGAAATTATGGAAAGTTATGATGTAGAACTCGTTGGTGATATCAATTATGAAGCCTATCACAAGCGACTTACTGATACCGTATTTAATATCCATGCCATTGTAGAAGATAAGAAACAGTGGAAAGCGGTATTTAATGAACTATACACATACATGAAACAGGGGTATGAACAAGAAAAAGTTCGTAAACACCCTGTACAATTTAGATTTTCAACTGATAAAGCTGAACAGATTAAAACCATGCCAGTGACACACTTCATTGTCAATCTAATTATCTGGAATGCTTTTAGAAAGTTGGATAAAGTAGAAGATATTGGTAGTCCACATATCTTCGATGGTGCTAAAATTACTGAAGATTATATTGCTGATTATATCAACCATAATTTAATTGCACCCTATCATAAAGAAGTAGATATCATCTCTATGAATGAAGCATTAGATGATATGATTTATGCATTATCCCAAATCTTTACTGATTTTGGTATTCTAGCAGGTACTACGATGGATATGGAATCCTTTATTGAGTTGGCTCAACGGTATCCTAGATTCCGTGAAATCCTACATACTAAATTGGATGACACATTACAACCAAAAGAAATTGAAGATACTATCTTCAATTCCCGTAAAGAATTCTTGGATATTATCGTTAATGATGAAGATAATCATCTAAAACCATTCTTAGTAACGGGTGCTGGTATTAATACAGGTCAGTTACAAGAATTTGCTATCTCAGGTGGGTTAAAACCAGATGTTGAAGGTAATGTTATTCCAGTACCAATCAATAGTAACTACATTGCTGGTGGCTTGAATTCTATCAATAATTTCTATATTGATGGTCAAGCAGGTCCAAAAGCATTGATTATGAATAGTACCGTTATGGGTAAATCGGGTCACTTTTCCTATAAGACCATGATTCTCACATCATCCTATAATATCAGTAAAACCGTTGATGATTGTGATACAAAACGGTTAATTGAACTTCATGTCACTAACCGAAAAGTATTAAAGAAGATCAATGGTCGGTATTATCGGTTACCTGATGAAGACCCATCCGTATTACATGTAGTAAATATGGAAACCGATGAGCATTTGATTGGTAAAACGATTCTTATGCGTTCTCCAGTCACATGTACGGCACATGATGGTATCTGCCATAAGTGTTATGGCGATTTGTATTATATTAATAATACACCAAGTTTCCATGCAGGACGATTTGCTGCTACGCAAACCAACAACCCAATTCAACAAAAGATTTTGTCAACTAAGCATATGCTGAAAACAAATTCTGATAAGGTTGAGTTTAGTGCAGACTTCTATCGCTTCTTTGCATTAGATGCTAATAAAATCATCTTTAATATGGACTCAAAAGAAGATTTGAGCCAATGGTTCTTACAAATTCGAAATGAAGATTTGTATACTATGGATGATATTAGTAGTTCGGATTTTAATGATCATACAGAGATTATTTATCTCAGGAACAAGGATACAGACGAGATGATTCCTATTCAAGAAATTGGAAAACCTGATGATCCTCGTGAGCTATACCTATTCTCTGATGTAAGTAAACATCTAAAACCAATTGGTGCTGACTTCATTGGTATTAAATTAAGTGCATTGGATATTGAATCACCAATCGCTATGATTAATATCGTTAATAATGAAGTAAGTAAACCATTGAAGAATATTATCCGTCTATTGGATAAGAAAGATCATTATAATTGTACAACGATTGATGAAATGGTTAATGCCTATAACAAATTGACTATCGACTCTGGTATGAGTGTAGATTCTGTACATACAGAAATGATTCTTAAAGGATTAATCCGTAGTACGGAAGATATTCTACAACCACCAGCATTCAACAATGAAGAGAAGATGAATGACTATCAGATCTTAACAGTAAGTAAAGCATTGGCATATAGTCCATCTATCGCACTATCATTATCGTTTGAAGAATTAGGTCGTCAATTCGTTAAACCATCTACGTACAATAAGTATCGTAAATCCGATTACGATATCTTCTTCAAAGAAGAAATTAAAGATGAAGCTAAGAAGTATAATCGAGCTCAAAAACAATATAATGAAATTATGAAAGAGCTTAAATTGCGTAAGTTAGCATCCAAAGAATTACCTTCTGATGAAGAGTGAAGCAAGTAAAAGAGAATGGGCAACCATTCTCTTTTTTACTGTTATACCTAACGATTGTAAGTATATATTATAAATATGAGGATATGATAAGCCTCATGTTTATATTTTTTATTAAGGAGGAAAATATAATGGAGAAGTTACTAATTGGTAACATGACTAAGAAAGAGGTCAAAGCGTTGACTCGTTTAGTGGAACAACGAAACCCTGAACTAATGAAACTTGTCAATTGTACCCATACTACAAAGAATGGGCAATTAGCAACATTCAAACTCAGAGACGGTAGATTCAGATGCCGTCACTGTGGAGTCATATTGGACATCCGCATGTCCCAACAATGCGTGACTCCACGCAATGGGCGGATCGATGTTGCTGCTAGAATTCAACAATCGAAAGCAGAAATCATCAAAGTCCAAAAAGACACTGAACCAGGCTATGAGATTTGGGTAAAAATCCCAAAGAAAATGGCTGAATTATTGCGGTCCAAGTACAGTGATGAACAATTAATAGAACAAGTCGAAGCACTATTACAAGATGCTAGACGGATCAGTATCCCAAAATGGATGGATACAGTAGCGGGCAGACTGTATGGACTCGATCGTAATGTTCCATATGTGAATATGATGATTAAGATCCCATATGTATTTAAACGTAATCTTAGCTGTTCAGATACCCAATTAGCGAATTGGTGTTTGAGAGTGTTATGGTCTATGCTTAAAGATGATCAAGCAGTAGTTAATGAGCTATATATAAATAGTGAAAACTTTATGCAACTAGCAAAACAAAGTTATCACTATCGCTCAGTGAGTGTATACAAAGACATCACTCTCGAAGAATGGATGACTCATGCTGCTAAGACAGCAACATCACCAAAACGATTAGTAAAAGAAAGGGGGAACTGTTAATGATTGAAAGTAGAGAACTTGATAAGAAGTTCCAAGAATTCTTAAATGTCTGCGATATGACTAAGAGAGATCCGATCATCGAATTGAATCGGGCGATCGAATATATCAATTCCAATAATAAGGAAATTGAATATATTGACGCCATCTCCATTAGCCAAATCACTCCAACATTGGCTAACTGGATTAATAACAATCAACAGACTATATCGAATCGAATGATGGATATCGTCGATTTGTTAGAACGTACAAATTGTCGTATTGTGTCTCATATAGGTAGGAACGTATCTGCCCATGCTATGAAAGAGACGCAAGGTGATATTATTGGGATTATTAAGCTTCCTAAAATGTACCGTTCACAGATTATGTATCTAATGAACGAGTACAATCTCGACCCATTGATTTTCAGACTCATCGTAGTTGGTGAGTTTGAAGGTCTTGATATGTTAAAAGAGGTGCAAACTGAAGCATATAAATATATGGCTTCTGCACGTCGAGATAAGGATGGTGATATTGTATATGACTATGTATAGAGATAGTGAAGTAAACAATATCATTGATGCCATCCTTTGGGAGTGTTATCAAAAAGGAATAGATCCAAGAGCTCTACTCCAAAACGTACTAAAAAATGTAAGAAAGGGGGAAGTGTAATGAGAATAGACTTCTGGCCGATCTTACAAGCATTCTTTGAACATGACTTAGCAATGGATGTTGTTAAGTTATTTTCAAAGTAAAAAAACGAAGAAAAAGAGAAGCAAACGCTTCTCTTTTTTTTTTGACTATTTTTCATCAATGTCATCGACAGTTGGTGGAACATAGATTTTATTCGCTTTTTGAAGTTTCTTACTCATTTTTTTGTTAGATTCTTCGCGAATAGTAGCACTACTGGAAACAACCGTAGGTTCTTCACCAGTCACCATGGATTCATAGTTTGTATCATGAATCATTTCCACTTTTGTTGGAGGTAATGGTTGTGGTTTAGTGAAGTTGTCAGTTACTTCAGACATGTTTAATGGTTTATCAGTAACAAGACGAGTTGGGTTGTCTTTGGTAGTCGGTTCATAGGCTTGTTTCAAGCCCTGTTTTTTTGGATCGTTTTCTTTATCATAGTTACAAAGATCAAGTTCCACTTTAGAACCATCACTCAATACTTCATAAATGCGTACGTTATACATAAGCATTTGAGAAATATGTTCCAATGTTTCCCAATATGGAATATCAATCGGACCTGCTACATTAAGAACAGGGATATCACCACGATAATCGATTATGATTTGTTTCTTTTCAGTGAATACGTTCATCAATAGTCCTCCTATATACTAGTATATTAGTAAAGTACAGTATCAGGAACTAAACGATCGATTTCATCGAAAATCAACGCTTCTTCAACGCTACCTACTGGTGCACAATCCCCACATTCAGAAGGGTCTGTTTCAGGGATGCTGTCAATAAGAGCTTCCAAAGCTTCATCTTCTTCGGATTGTTCTTCATCTTCAGTTTCTTCTGTTTCAGCTTCAGTAACAGTATCTTCAGCTTCTGCATCTTCAGCGTCAACTTCGTCAGCTTCACCTACATAATTTAAGATGGCATCTTCATCCATGAAGAAAGATTCTTCAGCAGCTTCTTCGTCTTCTTTATCAGATTTTTTGCTATCTTTAGAATCATCAGTTTCTTCATCAGAATCTTTAGATTTTTTATCAGAATCTTTGGATTCGCCGTCTTCTTCAGGGTGACCAGTTTTGTCACGTTTTGTTTCTTTTGTATCTTCTTCTTCTGCTGCTTCCATAATAGCATCGCGTACATCAGAACCAAGAATTTGTTCTAACATCAAATCATGATATTGTTGTTCTGCACGTTCTGCTTCGAAAGTTGCATATAACGTTTTTAAAGCCATTGTAATTGACCTCCTAAAAATTAGTACTAATCATTTTTTTTAAGAAGATGATCGTCCATCGTCGTAGAGGACGCCTTACTATCATTAGTAAGTTGATTAATGAGTTGTCTAAGGCTATATAATACCAAAGGTATGAATACGAATGTTTCCAAACTATATGGGAATCGTCGTCTATCGATATTATCTAACCATTTAGTTAGACTCAATACATTGTCAGTTGTGCAATACATAAATACAAAATGTTCCCAAGGACGTTCCTTAGGTGGTAATAGTGTACTATCATGGTATTCAATCGCATGTAAGAAGTCCTTACTGATATACTTATAGTAGGAATCATTGAATGGACCTAATGGATAGTCGAAGAATTGCATGTACTTGATTCTTCGATCGCGGTAGTAGTCAAAGATAGATACTTCAGCCATCATAAACGTAGGCTCTACGTTGAAATAGGCAAGTAATTCTTCCCAATCATCGAAATCTTTATGAACGACCCTATCATAGATCGTATTTTCATATTCGAAGTTGTTGACTTGACGTTCTTCTTCATATACATATACAGTATTATTCGTTTTCTTATCATAGAAGATTTGATTTCTATTCACAAAACGAGACACTGTATAGTCGTACATGATATTTTCAGAACTTACCATATAGAGTAACGCATTGTATTTTGCATTGAGATACTTTTGTAAGTATCCAGTCTTAAGATTTTCATAAATCTGACGAATACGATTCATCAGTTGTAAATCTTCAGATTTGATTAAACAATTATCACCAGTACCAATATTCTCAAATACGCAGTTATATTCTTCCACCACTAAAGTATCGAGCACATCAACATCGTGCTCGTCTACGGATTTAATAGTGAAGGCTATATTATAATACCCATTACTTTTAATGGTGTCGTATTTTACATCAGTGACACGGAATAATGCCTTACGACCTAAGTAGTCGATATAGAAATAATCATCAGGTAATGGATAAATCGTATTCGGTAGAATAACGGCATTGCCATCATAGGATGAGTTTAAACCTTCATCTTCCTCTTGTAAATCTAACTGTATCTGTTCGATACCATAGAGTGGGAAGTTGTAGATTTTATTATAACGGATTGGTGAACGACTATCAATCAATCCTTCTATATCTTTAAGACCTTTATCGGTGGTAGATCTACGTGTGTTCACATGATAAAATGTAGTGAACGTCGGTTTTTGCTCCAGGAACGTAGAATATTGTGACGTAATTCGACTCTCTGCGAGGTTGACATTCTGGTTGATAAACTCTGATTTATCAATAAATCTAGCCAATCGGTTTCACCTCTTTCTAGTAAGAGAATATTATAGATTTGTTTAAAGTACAGGTTTATATTCACCACATTCTATTATTGATTAATTATTGTCAATATTCGGTATGTGGTACGAGCATTCCTCCAATAATATAACTATAACATGAATTAGTCTATCAACAGAACATGCTTAACTTTTCTAGTTTTGTACACTAATACAAATCATTTCACATGATACGTTTTCACAATGTGAAGTACCACAGATCTGGGAGTCTTATCTCTCTTTTAGGACCTTAGGTTAAAATACTATACATACATCTACAACGACACACATCACAATCCCAGATCGATTTACTTGGTAAATCAAAAAAAAATAATTAATCAGTATAAAATAATCGGATACGCATTTGCGTATCCGATTTTGTTGTTTCCATATACTTTAGTGAGACACCGATGGAGGGAGTGAATTGTGTCTTTAATGAACCGGTCAGGGAAAACCGGTTGGGTGTGTTATGAGTCTACCATTGGGGTTTCACTGTATCTCCCATCCGATAAGCATTGGATGAATTGTTGTATTGTTTATGGGAGAGTATAGTATCGGATGGTGCAAGGAAGATAAGGGGTAAACCTTGCAATGATACAATGAAATGATAGACTGTGAGAGAGTTAGTGATTTAATACTCTAGCCGTTAACTGCAGGGAATCAGTTATGGCATAGAGAAGTTACTCCATCAGTGTCTCACTAAAGTATATGGAATGGATGCTGTCTAGTTTTTAGTTGGTTAATTATTTTGGTTGTTAAGTAATGTAATATCACTGTTATATGATATTATAGGAGAGAAGTTCAGACAGCATCCATCCTGTAAATTAAGATATATCTCTTAATTTACCTGTCAATAATATATATTTATTTTATGAGTTAATACGTTTGAGTATGGCTGTTTGTAAGTTACTCAATACCGTATCACAATAGTCCTCCCCAATCAGTATACATTCCATGTGCTTTTGGTCTTTGGGTGTCATACTGTCAAAGTAATCAGATGCTTCTTGTTTAGCTTCACGGATACATTCCATAATCACTTTTTTTAATTCTTCATTAGTCATACGTCATCATCTCCTAGTTAGTTTAATCTCCTGTGCACATATCTTATCTCGTGGTACACCAAAATCTTTTTCTCCTGGATAGGTATTATATAAGATATTGATGTCTTTATACCAGTCTTTAAGATAGAGTAACTCATTATAAAAATCAGGTTGTTTATCTAAATCAGAATATATGTTAATATGAAGATTCTTAATGAATCCTTTCCTTAGAAAGTATTCTAAGACTCTTGTGTATCCAGACCCACATATAGCAGCATAGATATGACTACCTTCTCGTTTTTCACCCATATTGAATGCTACGGATAGTATGTCGAATATCCCTTCAGACAGATGCAATGTTACGTCATTATCCATAATATTCATTTGTGAGGGTATCGTATAGAACTTCTCAGCACCTATAATATAATCAAAAATACGATAATTAATATATCGATATTTACTATTGGGGTTAATAGAACGAAAGATAATGTAGTTTTTAGAACTAGATAAAAACCCAACATAATCTCGTTCCATCTGGTCAATCGCCCATGCATATTTCTTACTAACCTTAGCATGATTCAATTGTAAGAAATCTTTAATGGACGTTATGACTCGTAGAGCTTCTAACTGCTCATACTTAAAATTGATTCCTAAACGATTACGAAGATATTCTACTTTGTTATGGTGTTCTTCCCGTATCTTAGGAATCTCTACATTTTGTACTTGACCATTCTTACTTCGTTTCGTTAACGCACTCCGTCGACCATTCGCACGATTGAATTGTTCTAATTGAATTGTGCTATCAATATCGCCAATCTCTTTATCAAGTAAGAATTGTCTATCGACTAATCCAGCTTCTTCACAGATCCAACAATGATACACTAAGGGTTCATCATTTCGTACCCATATGGAACAATGAGCACCATCATGATGCTTTTTAGAATCACCGCAAATGGGACAGCGAACGACTAGATGTTCTTTATCTTCCCATTTAGCATAGGGTGTTTCTTCAAGAAGCCGGATTACATTTTGAATTGATGAAGTTTCCATTATTTTACCATAGTTTCTCCTGCATTGCATTCATAACAATCGAGTGAAACTCTTTCTTTACAGAATCAGGTTCACCTCGTAGTATGTCCATCACACCACGGTAATTACCTTTTTGTAATTTCTTTAATATAAGATAATCACGTAATGTAATTTGCATCATTCGATGATGTCTAAGTTCACCTTCACATGTGATGTATTCAGCAAAGAATTGAAAATCACCTGGTTCAAGATGTATCACATCAGCACCATGATATAATTGTTTCATATATCGATGTAAACGACCTAAGCTCTTTTTCTTATAGTGTGTATAGCGATCCTTTTGGTCTAATAGTCTACCCCATGCAATCAAATCTCTGCGATTTGCTTTTCGTAGCACAAGGTTCAGTTGTTTAAAGTAACTTGTTGTATCCATAATATTATCCTCCTCAATATAAAAAAGTTTAGGGAATAGCACATTGCTATTCCCTATTATAATATATACTTAGATTTGATTTACAAAATCCAAGAATTCTTGTGAAAGAATATCAAGATCCATTTCGATTGGTTCACCTGTCAATTCAGGATTGTCATAATCCACATAGGTGAATTCGGTATTGATTAGGGTGGATAATATATTGATAATCAAATCACCTTTACCCACATCATTAATCGTCTTAAACTTTTCATTCCGAATGTTTTGGTATACGGAAGAAGTTTCCACTTTCTCAATAAATTTAGAGTTGTGGATGGTACGACTATTGATTTTACCATTGATATTGGCGGTAATGATTTGATTCAAGTATTGGTAACCACTGAATTCCATCTTGCGTTTCATTAATATCATCAATTTGATATACTGCTTCAAGGTAATATGGTTCAAATCATTATATCCACCGAAGTATTTACTGTAGTAGTAGAAGATTAAGTTCTTACTGATACGATTTACTTTGAACTGTTCTGTATAGAACTTGATTTCGTCTTTACTAATCTTGATACGATTTTCACGTTTGATACGCTTGATCGTGCTATCAATGTTAACCTTTGATAAGAGAATGATATTCTCATCAATCTTAACGGCACTCATTTCAAGCTTATCTAAATACGATAATCCTTCGGAGTCTTTCTCCTGATTGATTTCCTTATAGTTCATATTGAAGTTCTTATGAGACGAATACTTCAATTGTGTCTTAATGATAACACTGTTAAAGGAAATAATGGATTTATCAAATTGATACTTGAATACATTATCAACGATGATATTCTTATCCAAGTATTCTTCAGATCGAGAGATAACATCCACAGACTGTGCTTCATACTTATCCCAAATGATCTTGTTTTTCTTGTACGATAATTGTACAGATACATTGATAGAATTGAACAATTTTTGATATAAGTTAACATGCTCATTCTCTTCTACAATATCAAAAATTGGTCGATAGTATTCGATCAAATGTGCATTTTCAGATTTAGACTTCATTGTGGAGATATAGTGCATCACCATCGGAATGAAGATTCTAATGAAAATAGAAATTAACATCAATAACTTCGCATGATGATTGGTAAACTCAAGAGATTCATAATAGGAAATCCCTTCCTTTTTCTTCTGAGTTAAATCAACACGGTAGTTATCATTAACCATGTTCATGACTTTCTGATACATGGTAGGTGTTACGATATATTCATATAGTAACTTGATGAAATCTTTTCGACCCATCTTGATTTTACGAGATTCAAGTAAGTACTTAAGACCTAAATAGTTACTTAATAACTCATTATCTGGATCATAGAATTTAATGAAGTAGTTCATATACTTCGTGATTTCACCGAACTGCTTTACATAGGCATCCTTATAGACTACGTAGAAATCATTCAATCTACGCACTTGACTAGGGATGTTAAAAATGACATCGAATGGTACAATGACCTGTTTCGCTGTATAGGTAATGACTTCATCACCAGGACCATATACCCATTCATCAACAGGTATAACACCTTCCGGAACAGGGTCAAGAATGATATCATTCGTTTTTACATCTTCATTCATCTTATCTTCTCCATCTCATCATGAAATAAAAAACACCAACGCTCGGTATCCAAATGATAATATATGCTTATCTTTTCTTTCGAATTGTTTTTACACTTCGCGTTGTTTTAACCGATTTGGTTGTCTTTACCGCTTTTGTCAGGCTTGTCGCTTTCACTGGTTTGGTTGTTTTAACCGTGGTTGAATTGGTATCATTATGAAAGCGATGACGCTTGAATTTATCTACATTAAGGGTTAATCGATTTTTAATATTCGATAATGATAGTCGACTGACTTTGTTATAGATACGAAGAATTTCATAATAGTCCTTTGTATTCTTAACTAAGTCTTCAAACTTACCAAAATTCCGATTATGTAAATTACGAATAAAACTAGGTCGATTCATAAGATACATGACCGCAAAATAAATGGTATAATCAAACCCAACTAATTCCTTTGGATTCTGTTTAGTTGGTTTTACTTTAAGAATTTTATCATCAAACTTGTCTTGTAGACCATCAATCAATAACCCTGTACGATAATATACATAAGCATAGCGATATGCAAACGATGGGGCATTAGAAAACACCCGCACAGTCCAATTTTGTAAACTGTTTTGCTTAGCTATATCATCGGTTGGTGCAAAGAACTCAAAAATAACATCATAGGCGAGGTCAATCCCTCTGTCTATCGATTTACTTGATGGTATTTTCACATGGATGAAATATGATGAATGGGACTTATAGTACTTTACATCTAAAGTAGGAAATCGTTTAATAAACTTCGTATACCGTTCCTTATAACTACCTTCTATACTAGCATACCCATAAATGGTTTGCTGTGTTCTAGCTCGTTTTTCGGTTAAGAAGTCTTTTAGTGTTGGATAAAATCGATCCATATGCACTATCTCCATTAATCAAATAGAAAAGTAGATAGAAGGAAAAAATAATTCCTTCTATCTACTTGTGCTTGATAGCTTAATTTTTTATATCGGCTGCTAGATATTGGTTAGACGAAATGATTACACCAATGATAGCAATAGCACTGCGTAAGATTTCAATATCTGTACGGCAAGAGTTAATGATATCAGTGGAGAATGATTCAGATACCAAATCATAACAACGATTATCCATCGCTGAATTTTCTACAATATAGGCAACACTTTCACGTGTTACTTTAGGATCCTTATTCTTATGAATCGTTTGTACTACATCCAAGAATGATTCATAGGCAATATCCGCAATGGTTTGTATAATAGGTTCTTGTTCAGATAAGCGAGTATTCAATTCAGGCATACATGCTTGAATAATCGCTGTATTACAACCTGGATTGATACCATAACGAAGAGCCGAATCGCATGCTTTAATTGCATCATCTAAGGCATCATCATTCATTTTCTTTTCCAGTTCACTATTACCACCCACACGAATCGTTGCGGATTTCAATGCTAATCGAGATAAGCGTTCTTTAGCCGCAATGAAATCTTTAGAGATATAGCGTAAGTTTTCTACTTCCGCTAATTCTTTTTCCATATCACCACGAGCAATATCAGTACGAAGTTTGATCATGTTAGCATCTTGATTAGTCAACCCAGTGAATTCAATCGTTTTATTTGTCATGAGCACTTGTTCTGATGTACCGAAGCGTTTAGCTACTTCTTCTAGCAACTCATTGACTTTTTCTTCTGGGTTTTCTGGTACTGGTCGATTATTCCAGAATTGTTCGAACGCTTCTGGTTGCATTGTTTCTTTAGCTTGTTCATATTCATTCCATTGAACTTGTTGACCATTCAAAGTATTCAATCTTTCTAGTAAATGATCAGCATCCATAGGATTAATAATCGTATTCCCTAAGAAGGCAGATGCATCATCATAAATATCACGTTGAATGGCTTTAAAGAATGGTGCTTTACCAAAGATCATTGGGAATGGAATCGCACCCGCTTGTTGTTGCTGTTGTTGATACCAAGCTCGGAAACGGTTGATGTCATTCTTCACTCGATCTAAGAATTGGTCATCATAATATGGAGCTATCACTAATAATTGCTTTTGACCTGTTGCGTCAGACTTAGCTATAGCTGCATTCATGATCTTAATTAAATCCCAATGCTTATTTTCAAGGGTGAAGTTGAATAGTACTACAGACGGTTGTTTTAACTCCACTTTAGTACCATTATCAGTATTACAATAGATGCGATCTAAGTAGGATGCATCGATGTAGAACATATCATCTTTGATTTCATACGATGGTTCGTTTGTATCAGACATCGCTTTGCTGATGGTTACATCACGACCACATTGTTCATAGATATCATGAATGATGTTAGTGTATGTTTTATCATCATTGGTAGCAACCTTAGCGATATTCGTTACAATATCCAAGAAGTTCTCATCAGTCAACTGTTGAGCATTGGATTGAATGTATTGCGTTGCTACATCAACGAATTGATTGACATATTGCTTTAAATCACGAGGACGTAATGCTTTCAATTCATCGGATTGAGATAAACGATGTAAGAAGTTATATGCTGCGATGATAGAAGATGTAGAACCATCACCAACCTTCATAACCATTTGATGAGAGATGGTTAAGATGGTATTTAAGATCGTATTATCGGTACGGTTATTGAAGTGGATATTCTTCAATACCGTAAAACCATCTTTAGTCAAATGGTAGGTACCCATAGACTCAATGAGTGTGCTGGCACCATAGGGTCCTAATGTGCTTTTTAAGGCAGAAGCCACCATTTCAAAGATTTCTTGCATACGAGTTTTGAATTCGGCTTCTGTAATAACATTCCAAGGATGTTTAGTTTTGTTATCCGGAATCAATTGTGGAAACGTAGGTCTAGGTACACTAGACGTTTGTTCCATGGTATCAAACGAACTACTTGTATCTTTTACTACTTTAACGGCGATTTGATTATCTTCCGCTTGATTATAAATTTCACTCACAGTGGTATCTCCTTTATCCATTAAATAGGTATGATTCATTAATAATGAGTATAGGGAAAGTTGATACATTGACGTTATCCGCTAAGTCATGTTTCAGTATAAAATCCCGTTGATAATTATAACCATATGCTCCGACACCAAATACCATTTTAGGATATTTGCCTGTACTGATGAGCTCCGCAACTCGATCAGCATCTGTGTCGTATACTAAATTGACAGAACCAATTCTGTCTAATACCCGTTCCAAGCTAGCACCTGTCACGTATTTGATTTTACCTAAACCATGCCTTACTTTGAGATCAAACAATTGACGCTTATCATAGGTGGGATTCCACACATAGATATCGTTAATTGCCTTCGAAAACTTGTAGTTCTCCAGTACTTTATCAAATTTAAGTGTTCGATCATCATCTATATACAGTTTCTTAGATTTATCATATAGAAACTGATAGTTCTTCTCATAATCGAACTCTTTAATCGCTAACCACTCGAGAACATTCTTTACTGGACGATGTAACCAATGAAGCATTAAGGCTTCCTCTGTTAAGGTATCCAGTAGCTTAAAATCAATTAAGTCTTTAAATTTATCACGAAATCGAGTCTTCACTAGATCTAGGATATAAAAATCCGCAGTCTTAATGATGTCCCGATACGTTACCAAGATAGTCAGACTCTTGAGTTTATCATCTTCACTCATAGAACCTCCAAAAAAAAATACTTCCGAAATACATCGGAAGTATTTTCTAGTTACTAACGAATTACATCAAGTCGCTTAATGCATCGAAGGATGCTGTTGATGTTTCCGCTAAGGAACCGCCACCATTATCATTGGATAGATTATCAGTTGGTGTTTTAATATCCCAAATATTTTGAGATGTACCACTACTGGAACGGTTCACAAAATTAGTACGATTACCGCTACCGTTATCAATACCTAATTTACCAGAAGCGGCTGCTCTGAATTCATATTCTCGGTTGATACGAAAACGGTTGGAAAAGTTGTCTGCATGCACACCCGCATTCATTAATGCGGAGCAAGCAGTGAAGAATTCGCCTACACCTACTAATTCAGTGTATTGGCTATTCATATCGATTTCACCTGTTGTAGGTGCATATTTGGTAATCACTGGGTGTTTATCGAAATGGAATACCATTGATTCTGCTGGAATACGGTTTTCATCTAATTTACGATAGATACCAATGAATGGTTTGACTTCACCATATTGGTTAACACCAGTGGATACTACGAATAAGTTAACACGTGCACTAACAACAGCACGAGTACATTCTTCTCCTTTTTCAATAGCAGGGAGAATATCTTCTTTAATATATTTACCAACCAATACAGCGTTATCTGGACTGAGTGCTACAGATACAGATTTTTTATAATCGTATACTTGTTTATTAGCTCGCTCAGCTTCAGGAAGTGCTGGATGGATTTTAATGGATGCCATACCATTCCAGTAATCAAATACGATGGTAGCATCTCCATTGTAGAATTGAATCCCACGAGTGTTAATATTGTCAGTAGGATTCGTTTGACTTTGTGACGTCATAGATGTGTTGAATGCCATAATAAAAGCCCTCCAAATATGAAATAATTTATCAATACCTGTTTGTTAGCTATAATGTTAGATATTACTACCCTTTCGAACAAACAGTAACAAGAATGAGTATGGTCAATCCATACTCATTCTTATAATATATACTTATTAGGTCATTTCATCTTCTGTGTATGTGATGTAAGAATCGATCTTAACACCATTCTTTGATTTAAGATGAAGGTTTTCATCCGGTAGACGTAATCTCCATTTTGTGGAATATACACGCAATGGAATATCAATATAGGTTTGACCTTCTTCGGTAAGCATAGTAAAGGATATAGATGCTGTTTTGAAGTTAGTCCAAACACCCTTATCATTCATATATTCCAATACTAGGTTTTCCAATCCAGCTTTTTGGGAAGGTTGCATAAACGCAGCTCCACTAGCAGCAGTTTCATCTTTCACAAATTCGTGAGAAATGAAAATACGTTTAGGAGAGAATTTAATATTCCCTTCAATACCATTAGCGGTGTATCTAAGCTGTTCTCCCACATAGGATTCTTGGTCAGTTGTCCAAGTGTATAATGGAATATCCATGTTTTCGATGTCTGGTCCATATATGATGGATACGATACCAATATTAGGTTGACCAATGCGAACTTTAGGTTCGATGGTACCACCATATGTGATATTGTAGTTACCAGTTGTACCAGGTGTTAACCCATTTGATTTATCATAGGTTGCGTTGATATTGACTTGGTTATTATTAGCATACTCATCACCATTAATAGTAATAAGTTTACCAGCAATATAACCAGCACCAGCACCACCGCCACCAGATTTAATGTATTTAGTAACACCATCTTCTATGATAAAGAATTTACTTACTTTACCAGGTTCACCATCATGACCAGGTAAACCACCAGCACCACCTTCAAGAATAGGGTTATCATACCCTTCTACTCCTTCAATCCAAATCTGTTTAACAGATTTACCAGGAAGTCCTCGACCAGCTTCTAATTGGTCAGCAGTCAAAGAATTCAATCCTGGGTAGGCTGGGTTGGTATCAATAGTACCATTAAATTTAGCACCTGGAATTGGTTTATCATTGGTAATAACACTATCACCCAATAAGGCACTATTACCATTCATGCTAACGATGTTTGCAATCGTTTTATCAGCGGTAGCAATCTTAACTACGGTACCACGGACATTACCCATACGAGCAAATTCTCTTTCAGCGTATGGTTGTGTTCCAGGATCAGTAGTGTTAGGGCTTAGACCTTGAGAACCAGCACCACCCATACCAATAGCATCTACTTTAAGTACATGCATAGTAGGTTCACCATTACCGAAATGGAATGATGTGCCGTTATCTTCTTTAGATTTAGTGGTCAATGGTAAGTCAGCACTGACTAATTCACTAGTACCACGTTTAGGACTTGTATTATCGGTAGCATTACCGAAGTTACCGACTACTACATTGAGAGATTCGATATTGGATACATCAATCACGGTAGACCGTAATTGACCTGATGCACTATGTCTATAAGCTGATGTAGTATCGTTATATAGCCCAGATGGTGTACCAAAATACAATGGGGTATTCACAGGGATTTCAGTACGAGTGACTTTACCTGTTACACCATCAATACCATACCCAATGATAGGAGAACCATCAAAGGAAACCGTTTGATAATCCACAGAGGAACTAATCAATCGATCTGTTTTACCTGTTTCTGTCACATAGGTATCAACAGATGAACTCAATAGTTGAGCTTTCAATGCAGTGATATTCTTAGGGGTTACGTTATGAACGTAATCGTATTCAGAACCACCTGCCACTGTGATGACACATACTTTAGTTACACCCACAGGAATATTGAATGTATATTGACCTGGTTGGGAATAGATGGTAACCCCATTGGCAATGTTTCTATACGATTTTGATTTTAAACGAAATGTTTGTTTAGTAGCGTCATCTGGCTTTATGTATATATCGAGAAGATTCTCGTCATATGAGTTGGTAGAGCCTTGAACGTACCCTGGCATAGTTGTATTCTCATCGACCTTAACATCAGTCGAAAGATATGGTTGACCTTCTTCTAAGTCACCAATCGATGAATATATGTCAGCATAGAAGGTTTCGTTCGTAGTATCTTTGGTAAACTTAAATCGTTTATTGAGTTTAGCCATTATTAACGATTGACTCCTTTCTTATGAAATATTGTAATTGATATTACATCAATGTCTAAATAAAGAAGAGTTTAGGGTACCCTAAACTCTTCTGTGTATTAACCAAATGATTCGATAATATCAGTATACCAATCAAATAACCAATCGATATCTTCTGATGTAGCATGTAATACATTATATGGCGTAATGACTGATGGATTGGTTGCATTGATCACTTCCATCTCTTTATCATTCCAAGATGTTTCCGTTAATGGTTTTGATAATTTGCCGAAGTGTTTCATTCGATTGATGAGTAATAACATATCGAATGTTGTATTCAAATCCGTAGAAGAATTAATATAAATTGCTTCTTCTTTATGGGAATCAATCCATTGGATAACTGTATTGAGTCGTTCCATCATGTTGTTACATACCAGAAAATCCATATAGTCAACACATGCTCTAAACATCATAGGATCCATGTTAGTTGTTTCACAGATAGAATCGATGTAGGCATCGATATAGGTAAGGAATTCAACAGGTGGCACTTCGAATACATATTTACTTTCTACAATTGCTTTCTTAATAGCAATGAATAAAGCGATTTTTGCTTGTTCGTGATACACACGAGTTACATTGGAAAAGCATTCATCAATGGATTCTTTACTCCCGTTAGAAATGATGGGATAGGTATTCATAATTTCCACATAATATGGATCTGATACCAATACACCTTGTGTAATTAAATTTCTAACAAATGCTTCCATCCGTGGACCATACGTAGCCATATCTAATCGACATAATCGATTCAATAAAATCAATCGCTCTTCAGAACGAGTTGATTTATCAAGTTTATCAATGATCACATCTAATGGTAAATCATCAACGTGTGTCACCAAATACACTAATCGATTTTGTTCTTCCGTGATACCTTCAAGTATCGTTTCAACCGAAGCAATCTTTTCTTCTAATTGTACCGTAGTATCTGTAATCACATTGGTTTGATGATCGTTGCGAGCTAAGTCACGCAATTCCACCAATTCTGGGTATTGATAAATGAATGGTTTACATTCATTTGGATACCAAACTATATTCATAATCAACCCTCCAAGGTCTTATCAATTAAAACAGGTTCTATTAATGCATATACATCTGATTCAAAGTATTTCAATACAGCTACACCGAAATCATCTGCATTGACAGACCATAGTTTATTAGCTATATAATTAGACAATTTTCCATTACTAGACAGTCCAACTAAATAATCTAGTTCATGTTCAGATAAGAAATGGATAATAGATTCCTGTTTAGATTTGTCTACTATCATATGAACCGCATTCAGTAATACCACTAGATGAGAAAACATAAACTCATTATGTGTATATAATGACCGTGTAAAATCTTCTTTATGTTTCAAACACCAAGTGATATAGTTATACACTAAATCAAATGATGTATTCATATCTCGATCTTTTTCGTATCGTTTTACACATATGATGAGATAAAAATATAATGACCGAGTATTATATTTCAGATATTCCGCATCAATTTTCTCCATTTTATCGATAATTCTAACTATAGATGCATTATATATAGATAGTGCTTTATCGGCTGTGATAGAACCATCAATGAGTTTATCGCGTAAATGTGATACTAATTGATCGATAGATTCGACAATTAACATCTTCTCTAATGATTTGGTCATTTTACATACCCCAGCAATTTGAGTATATATCGTATTGGCTTTCTTAATATACTCTTCAATGGTATGGGCTTCAATCGTACTTGTTTTCATAATATAGTATGCTTTAACGATATTAGCCGATAACGCAAATAATTCATTTAGATTTAATGATTCGAATAATCTAATGAATTCTTTGATACTCGTATCTCTATCAATCCAACTAGACATCAATCGATACAAACATTCCAATTTAGTTTCCTTATCAAGTGTCGTTTCTAGTACAGACTTAATGTACATTGTATCATTCTCTCGATTGGATACATGAAACTGTTCAAGTAGATTTGGATACCCTCTGAGTAAACGTCTAGCTTGACACATATAGTGGAAGCCAACTTGATTTACTTTTTGTAATTGATTTACTTCTGGGAAACCGATTCCCCATAGTTCCTTCATCTCAGTTTCATATTGTTGAATCCGTGGGTCATCTTGAATGACTTCATAGATTCGTTCAGGTAGATAAATTAACATCGATAAGTCCTCCAACTATGCTTTGGTTATCGGTCGGTGATAAGCAAGTCTTATAATGACCGATACGCCATTTAATTAATTCATTTCTAAGATAGGTTTCAGTATCTTTATGCTTACTAGCAGCATCAGATACAGCCCATTCTATCGCATGGATATAGTCACACCAATTAGGATTTGGTTTACCATAGTCACCAAAATTAACCGATCGATCAACTATACAGCCTCCATTACAAAAGTACCGAATATCACATGCTTCACATGTAGGATTATGGATACATTGGCGTTCCGCACACTCAATCTCTTCAGTAGCATCTTCATTCGTTAAGTCGAAGTATGGTAATTTGCTATTGGATATTGAGCAGGGATATACACGACCATTATGAGAGATAAATATCTCAGTCATTAAGCCGCAACCACCATGATTTTGTTCAACTGTACCTGTGACATGCTGTAAGTATTCGGTAGTGACAACCTTAGGAATAAACCGATTAGGGTTTTCTTCTAAGCCAGTTAGGTAATAATCAATCACTGCACTGTATTGGGATTTGAAGTTCTCATAATTATCATCAGGAATTTTGAATGGTGTTTTATTATGACCCCAGCAATAGTTAGCCCCTGTTTGTTTATGGAACTCTTCAAGTTCTTTAATATCAGCAAGTAAATCTTTCTCATTACCCGTCAGTGTTTTCTGTATACATATATAACGACTTAAGTCCATATGTGTATACTTTCTTAACTCGGCTAACGCATCAAATGGAACTCCATTATGATCAACCCGAGTACCATTTCGTATATTATCATACGATACAACGATTTCAAATGGATACTGCTCATATAGTTTCATAAGACGGTCTTGGTTAACAGTGAATCCCGTTATGATACCAAACCGATATCTTCGTTCATTTGTACCTGGAATCGTTTCATTATAATACTTAGGGATAATCTTTTCAATAATATCTATTTGTAAAGCAGGTTCACCACCAAAGAATGTAATGGTTCTGGAATAGTTTCCCTTATCTTGATTGATAAGCTCCATAGTATACTCAACTTCTTCTAGTGTCATACCCTTCAACTCTGGGTCGATATAGCAATATTTACAAGCTAATGGGCAAGCATAGGTTAAGTTGAAGAAAATGGATTGCCAAGAACGAAAACTGTTCAAAGATCGAAGCATTCGTTTAATACGAGTTTTAAACTCTTTACTCAATTCCGGCATTTTGGTTACCTCTAAATTTCATATACTCAAAATCCATTGTGGACTCCATACCACTACGCCATGTACGATAGCGTAGAATTCGTTCGATAATAAGTTCTCGATTCTTACAAGAGTCAGAATACAACTTATCACGGAATGCCAATAAGGCTTCTACTACCGTTTTAGTTTGTTCACAATACCCAAGATTAATCTCATTGAGATTACCTAGATAGGAACGTTCATATCGACAACCACCGAAGCAATATTTATTATATTCACATGCATCACAATCAGCAGGACGTTCATGTACATCAGTAGCAATATCAGTATTAAGCTCTCTATCTGTGATATGACCCATTTTGAAGTCTTCAGAGTATTGTGATAGCATAGTACAAGGATAGATATCACCATTTGGACGAATGATAATTTCAGAACCTACATTACAAGCCATACACTTTCTATCTTCTAGGATAGACCCTATCATAGAAGCAAGACCTGCTGTAATGAATGGATTTTCATCTGTTAATATATCATCCAATATCATTCCTAATTCTCGTTTAAGAACTTCTGGGAAATCGGAATCTAAATTAGTTTCGTGCACTAATGTGAAATCAGCATAGAATAAACCGCTATACTCTTCACTCATACGTTTAAATTGTTTAAACGTATCATGGAAGTAATATATATTCGAATCATTGATTACACATCGAACTTGTAATTTAACTCCTTGCTCTAAGGTATATAGAATATTCTCATACACCTGCTGAGCGACAGGATCTTTATTAACTAGCTTACGTTCACTTCCTTCAAATCCATCGAAGGATAGTTGTAATTCCCAAGGTTTACTACTTGGTTTAATGACATTCTCTATCAATTCATGGAAGTTTGTTCTAGGGAACGTTGATGTTACAATTTGGAATACTTTAACATCGTCTTTATATTTTTCGGTGAACCATTTGATATCATCAATACCCAATAATGGTTCACCACCAAAGAATATGATTCTTGGTTTTGTTTGGACTTTCTTCATCATAAGGTCCATTGTATCTCTACTCATACGAGCAGGATTATCTCTATCTTTAATATAACAATACTCGCATCGTAATGGGCAAGCTTCTGTTAACATAAGATAGAAGTCTACCTGATATGGTAGAAAGAATGGTTTTTGTTCTACCATGATTGAATCCTCTCTATATTATTAGATACTAACATCTTATCATCTTCGGTATATTCCCGAGAATCAGTTAATGGAAGATGACATTCAGCATTCATCTTGTTAGTATAATGAGACTCTACGACAGAAGTTCCCACGTTCCAAAATGTACGAATATCATATTCACTAATAGTAACTTTCTTAATATTTTCCATGAAGATTTCTCGTTCAATGGATAATAGATGACAGAGGTTCTTTTGTTTATTATTCATCCCATGATTGAGGATATAATCCGATGCAGGACATTCGAAACAATGTTCATTCTTACATGTTTCATAGTTACAGTCTGGTTTACTGAAATATTCTCCTTCGAATCGATGAATTCGATCTTCATAGAATCCTTCTAATATATGACCAATCTGCATACTTCTATGGTCAGAGAAGAATGTGCATGGATAGATAGAACCATCGATATCAATATGGATAGAATTCCCTAGCTTAACACAAGATGTTTTAGCTAGGAATGATGCATCTGATAAGATATAACGACAGTACATATTTTGCCAATTATAATAACGAAATCGTTCTTTCAAATTGGGATAGGTTTGCACAAAACGGTTCGCCATACTTTGTAGAGCGTTCGTATAATCGGCTATAAATTTAGGGTTTGTATAATCGGCTTCATGAATATAATAGAAGGAGAAGTTACGTAACCCAATACCTAAGCAGTAGTCTAAGCTAGGCATCATATCATTGATTGTATCGGGAGTTACAGCAAAAGCGATATTAATCTCATTTGCATATCCTTGGTCAACGATATATCTAATATTATCATTAAAGAACTTATCGGATAAGTTCTGTAGTTTACCTTTACGACTATGAGTATATGAATACACACCATCCCATGATACAGTGATTGAATCGGGACGCATGATTCCTCGTTTAACAAAATCAACTAATCCAGGAAGATTAGTACCATTCGTAACGACACTCATAATAAATTTTACATCAATCGATTGACTGATTCGTCTAAGAATCCGTTCAATCTTTCTGAACTCATCTAATTTAACAGAGATTTCTCCACCAGTGACTAATACATCGACTTCATCTGCCAATGGTAATGACTTGATGAAATCTTCTAGTTTATCATAGTGGGAGAATGTCTTGGATGAGTCTTTTGTTACTTTTTGTTGATGACAGTACACGCAATCTAAATTACAGAAATCTGTCACTTTAATCGAAATACGATTGATAGAATCAAACATAGTACCCTCATACTAGAAAATAAGAAGGAATGGTACTATACCATTCCTTCAAACTGATAAAAAAATTAGTGTCCACCACATTTTTGGTCATGACACCAGTTAACAGAGTTACAAGCAACTTGACAGCCAACTTGACAGTTAACTTGACAAGAACGATTACATTTATTAGCACTATTAAACCATCCATTGACGCGGTTTAATGTACTTTCAATGGTACTAACAGCATTTAGTGCTGCTTGTAGCTGTTGTAATTTAGCAATAGTATCTTTTGTCACTTGAGTTGGTTCTGTTACCTCACCTAACCCAGGACCATCATCACCTGTTACATTTTGTCGAATTTCGGTAATAGCGGAATTGATACCGTTAACCACTTCATTGAATTGATCGGCTTTCACTCGGTGATTAGTATCAATATGTGTGTTAACTATATTGGATCCCTGAAACTTATCTTGTTTTTTATCATCAGGCACTACATTACGTATTTGACCACCATATTTATGACAACCCCAAGATAAACCAGGACCTGAACCACCCGCTTCAACACCAGGATTTGATTTAACTGCACGGATACCTCGAGAAAATTTAGTTAATTTGTTAATCTTCTCAACTAATCCATTTATATCATCGGCTTTAATTATCGCCATTCATTTCACCACCGTTCATAATTGCTTGATATTTATCAAGTTCCTCAACCACATCGTTTAGAAGTTTATCAGATACGATGTCAATATATCGTTCTGCTAAACGGATATATGGAGGAAGAAGGATTTTTTCCTCACCAAATATAGATTCTTGAATACTTGCGAAATCTAACATGATCACGTTGATATCATTCTGATGCAAGTGATCGATGGCAGTATCCAATAATTGTTTGAATTCTAAGTTACGTTTCAGAATTGCTAATCGTCTGGAACGTAGATTAGTGCTATGGAGTATCTTATCTTGATACTCTGTAGCAATATGATACATAATGTCCATATGGCGACATACAGCTGGGTTTACATCGTTAAATGAATGACCATTGGTAAAACTTTCAGCTGGACATCCACCTAGACATACGTTGTTATATTGACAATTACCACATGTACTACGATCGAATTGGACATTGATCATATCCATAACGCTTCGATCGAATTCATCGGTAATCATATTACCCATATGCAAGACTTCACAGTTACGGAAGTTGGTATGGACTTGGTGACATGGGGTTAATTCACCATCGTAACCGATAGCGACCCAAGCATTTTTACCAAATCCGCATGGACTTGTGTCATTTGTATCAGAATCATAGCATAAATAGATGAAATCTTCAATGTTTTTAACTTGGAGATTTCGTCTTTCTTCTGAATTATATTTATCTAATGCAAAATCATAGATTTTACGGATTTCAACTTCGAATTGTTGGTATGCTTCTTCATCCCATTCTTGGTCATATACGAAACATGGAGCAATTCTATCAAATCCTAAGTCATACATATCCTTCATAGATTGGAATGTATAACGAATATCTTTTGGTGGTATAGTAATACGGGCTTCCATATTTAATTTCAAACCACCATCAAACATGTGTTTGATATTAGCTACTACGGTATCATAGGAGTTACTTCTATTTCTATTATGCAACTCTTTCGTTCCATCGATTGATACTAAGATACCGAAGTTATTATCATAGAAGAAATCAATCATTTCATCTGTGATATGAACACAGTTGGTAGTAATACCGTATTGCACAATAAATTCTTGCTCATTACAGTATGCTACGATAGCTTTAATAACAGGGAAGTTTAATGTAGGTTCCCCACCAAAGAAGCTAATATCTAGCTTAGCTGTGGGATCATGTGTATATACATTCTCCCTAAAATTATCACATAATTTTTTAATGATGATCATAGCATCATCTTCACTCATATAGTTATGAGCTTTATCTTCTTCAAAACAATACGAACAGCGTAATTGACAATCAGTAGTGATTGTCAATACGGCTGCACGGACTGCCATTACGTCATTAAATTGACTCATGGATCCTCCAAATAGTTTACATATTATTTCCAGTCAGCACCAAAGGCAACGAATGTGTCACCTTTTCTAAATTTGATCACTGGTTCGTCTGGATTTGTTTCATAATCGAACCATACGAGTACGTTTCGATCACTGACTTGTCTTCCACCAAATTGGAACTTACTTGCTAACGCATCAATCTTAGTTTTATTGGATTCGGTAATCGCTGTTAATTCAGCTTTCGCTGTACCGATAGCTGTTGTTAATTGCTTAACATCTGCTTTTTCACGACCATCTAATTCTTTAATTTTATTAGTAAGTGTTGTATCCGTTTCCGTGATCAAGCCTTCTAACCGTTGAGCTGTGTTTTCTAGTTTAGTTGTAATCAGATTATGGTTATTCGTTACTTTTGTTTCAATAGCATTTAGTTGTGATGCAATATCATTATCAATTTTATTTTTCAAGCTTTTGAATTGGTTATTAAGACTTGTATTAAAGTCTCCTAATCGTTGTTCTAAGCTTGCATTCTTAGAAGTTGTATCAGCTGTTAAGGCACCCAATGCTTGTTCAATCACTGCAAATTTAGATTGAATCAATGCATAGTAGTCTTCACTGACAACTCTACCATTATATGCTAAACCCATAGATAAGGTCTCCTTTCATAAAGGTTATAGTAATTGTATTAGTAGAATGTTTCAGCGGGTAGAAAGACTAGGTAGCTAACAAAGTCAACTACCTAGTCATATTATTTATCCCAATTGATATAGTTATACATCTCTTCAACAGCTTCCGCTTGATTGATTTGGTTAGTAATTTCCATACCACGTTTAGAGCAAGCAAGTTTATGCTTACGGAAATCTTTTCGAAGTTGTTTCACTTGATCAACTGTTACTGTATCATTAAGTTTATTAGTAGATTCTTTAGGATCCCGAGTTGTACGATATACAACACTGAAGCCTTCTTCCTCTTCATCTTCCAATAGTTCAAAGTCCATATCTAACATTTGTTTGGCATCGCCATTATAAGGGAAGAAGTATTGTTCTCCTAATGCTTTGGAGAAGAACCCTTCTTCGATTTTTTGTGTCACTAATAGATCTTTACGATATAATGCAACACGACGATGATCATCTAATGTGACAGGAACTGTTCGAGTAGCAGGTGCTCTAAAGGAACCACCTTCAAACACGTGACCAATTTGGATTTGATTCCCTTCGGAATCGAGCATGTCTGTGATATCAGTCCATAATGAAATAGGAGAGAAAATAGTTCTAACCCATGTTAAATCATTAAGGGTTTCTACGATATCGTTTACACGCCCATATTTAATTTCAGCAAAACGATTCATATGATAGTCCTCCTATCGTTATACAATGTAAATACGACCACCAGGGATTTTACCTGCTAAGCTATCTACTTCTTGTTTATTGTAGACTTCTTCTTTTGCATAGGTTTGTGAACGTAGATATACATCACGTTTCAATGCATATTCACTAGCATCTACATTACCAAGTTTAGATGCATTCTCAGCAACAAAACCTTCCATAGCGGAAGCAGGGATTGTAATATCACGAGAACCATCAAATTCAATACCATTGATACGAATTGCTCTGGATAAGCGAGTCGCCACTTCAGAGGTTGAAGCAGAATCTACTTTAGGGATTGTGATATTTTGAGAACCATCGAATGTTACCCCATTAATGGTAACAGCTTTTTTCAATTTACCTGTCGTTTTGGAGTACGTCACATCGTCGATATTAATATTTTGAGAACCATCAAAGGTAACACCATTGATTGTTACAGAACGACTTAATTTATCAGCAGTTCTAGCACGGTCGGCTAAGGCTGCTTGGTCAATACCTGTCGTTTTGAACGTATTTACGATTTTAACTGCGGCATCCACATTAGAGCGGATTTTCAACAATTCCGTTTGGTACGCATCCATGTTGCTAGAAATGGTTGTTACACTAGCTTGCATTCGATTGATTTGGTTACGAATGTCTGGATGTGCCAATGGGGAAGCGTTGTGTGCTTCTAAAGAGCCTACGTTAATCGTACTGCCTGGTGTTGTAGAACCGGTATCAATACCAGTAAATTTACCGTTATCAGTCCACATATAAATGGCACCTTCATCTTTAGTTGTGATGGCATTATATGCAGCACGGTTTTCTAGCATAATAATATTAAGACCCAAGGTACCATCGCTATCAATTTGGAAGTTATTGTTAACTTTCAAACGACCATGGTCATTCAGGTGACCGAAACGAGTGTTACGAATCGCAGAATCCAATTTCTTGAATGCGTCCATACCCGTATCTTTATTATTTAATTCACCTTGTAAATGAATGTGTGTGTCAGGTACTTGAGTATAACCATGCATCATAACATCAGTAGCATTGTTTTCAAAATATACAACTACGTAATCTTGACCACGACCACCTTGCTCAACGCGTGTGTTATACTTATATTGACTATGGAGGACCTTAATTTGATTATCAGGCATTATACATGTACCTCCTTCATTGTTTTATATGTAATAGAAGTAATTAGTATAATGTTACCATGACGGATTTGGCAAAAAAAAGAATACCTTGCGGTATTCCTTGTCCGTTGACTATTCTATGATACTTATATTTCTATAAGTTTACCAAAGTTGTAGTATTTCAATATAACGTCGCTTGCATTAGTATTTCTACTAATGGGGCACATAACCAATCTTATCCATTGATCACAGTACCATCCCCTTAAAGATATTTCTACCAATAAGGTCACATAAGAATTCTCTTCTTATGTGGATATGTAATTATGTGATATATTCACCCATGTTTATTATGTTTTTAACTTTGGCTCTACCACAAAGGAGCCGCCATACATAACCTCATATATCATTACATATCTCTCAAGCTTCATTATACGTTATTATCATAGAATAGCTACTATATTAATTTAGAGATAAAGTTGCATGCACTATAAGTCTTTCACCTCTTATAGCGGACCAATGAATATTTCTACCCATTGATTCTATCGATATCGGACCATCCTAGCTATTAGGTCTCCCCTACGGCTAGAACTAGATCACCTTCCGGTAACCAGATATCGATCATGGAGAGCCTCTCGACTTACCCCCATGGATATACACTCAGATCTATATTAACCTAACCGTCCCTCTCTAATATAGTTGAGTCCGAACGGGTTAATTTTTATAGTATATGTATATCTTCACGCTTCTCATGTTACTACGTCACCATCTTGTAGCCAATCGCGAACTAAGTATGACATACGTAGCTTAATCTCTATTATGTTTGTAATTCATTCATTATTTGTGAACGAACTTATAACCATTTACACCAACCATCTCATCAACCTCAAGCAAATAGCATTTTGAGCTTGGTGACTCACCTCTTCGTAATGAAACGAGTTGGGTGTTGGATAGTGCGATATCTCTAAATATATCGACAAATGTACGACTGGCTAAGATTTTACCTTTTTCGTAGACGAGTGTTCGCTCCATAAATGAATAGTAAGAGATGTTCATGGTCTCAAGAAGTAATCTATATGATATCATGAACTCCTTACCATAACCTTCTAGTAGGAGATCTAGTATCATACCATTTTTAATACTCTCGGCACCATACCTATCATCAATATAATCAGCTAATCCATCTATAAAGGATTGCTTTATTTTCGATTTCGCATTTAATAAACCGGTAGGTATTGCACTATGATGTTGTATAAACTCACCGACTTTAACGTCAAACCAACGGGATAATATAGTTCTAAACTCTGGGATAAACCCTTCATCTGTATTATCAGATGATATGCACATAGTAGTGCCATTGTTATAGACTCCCGTTGTTACAGATGAAATATCCAACTCATCATCGAGTTTAGTGTATCTATTGAAATACTCACTACATCGATTGAGTAAGTTTATCAATTTAGACTTCTCGAAATCTATAGTATCAAACCTAATCAATAGCGATCCTTTATCGCTATATCCGATACTAGAGATAGAACGATAAATGTACCCAAATATATAAGCGACCATTCGCTCAATCTCATCCTCGGTATCAGTTCTATCCCAAATAAGGTCATCCGAATTCGAGATTTGACATTTAATGAACTTTCCATTAACGGGATTCAGTTGGGTTCCATCGGACGAATATATCTCGAGGGAGTGTAGATGAGTTAATTCTTCTACAATGTTATTAGGCTTAGCCTCGATCATAGATGTATGTTTTTTGATGGAACGGATATTACCCCCTGTTGTGCCGATATCATCTAGTCGTTTATAGATATCTTTTACACATTCAGTAATTATTCGTTCACCACGTTTATAGGTGATATAGTCACCTTTATGCACTATTAATTTATACATAATAGCACCTCCTTATTGAGTTTAGTATCCATGGCTTATCTATTATTTGAGTATCGGTTTATCATTGTTGGTTATTTATGTACGTATTTATAACCATTTACACCGATCATTTCATCTACTTCTAGTAGATAACATCGCCGTGTTAACGATTCACCCCTATTGAGATTTACGATTTGGGTATCCGATAATGCAACATCCCTGAATATGTCGGCAAATGTTCTACTTGCCATTACGGTTGACTTCATATGCCCACATACGTCAGAATCAGTGAATGAGTAGTATGATATACTCATTGCCTCCAATAGTAGTCGATACGATAAAATGAAATCCTTACTAGACCCTTCTATGAGAAGATCCAGTATCATATCATTACGTTTATCTTCATCACCGTAGTGGTAATCGATAAAATCAGCTAACCCGTCAATAAATGCACGCTTAACATGAGTTTTCGCATTAAGTAGACCGAATGGTATGCATTTATAATGTTTGAACAGACGGTCGTTCTTCGTGGAAAACCAAGCCATCATCGTATATCTAAACTTATCAATGAAGGACTTTGATGTTATAGATAGAGAAACAATCTCGTGGTGTAGTCCACTATGTTTCTCTTTAAATTTGATCATATCCTTACATGAGTTTAGCTTATTGTAAGATGAAAGCGCATCGGTAAATAAGCTACATACAGATGTTATTTCTATATCCTTCACAGGAAATCTCAGGATTAGATTTCCATTCTCACCATAACCTATAGTATCTAATGAGCGGTAGATGAATCCAAATAGATATGCGATTAATCTATCCTCTTCATCTTCGATATCCATTTTTCCCCGGACTATATCATCGGAATTGGATATATCACACTTAACGAATTCAGACTTACCACTATTCAACAAATTGAACTTTTCATCATATATTTCAACGGCATATAGATGTGTAAGTTCATCAAGTCTATCAAGTGGTTTTCCTTCGACATTACCTACTGTCTTCTTAATACTCTTAACGTTGGTATCGTCAACATTGAGTTTACTATGACGTTTATATAAAACATCAACGCGGTCAGTGATTATACGCTCACCTAATCTATAAGTGATATAATCACCTTTGTGGACTAGTACTTTATACATACTAAGTACCTCCTTTACATATATTTTATTTGATAGAATCGTTTCTATCTTGTGTTAATAATATATAATCGAAAAGAAAGATAAAAAAAAAGAATACCTTTCGGTATTCTTTTATCTTTAGAACAACGATTCTAATTGTTCTAAAGATGTTAAGAAACTTGTTCTTTGTTTACCACTATAACGAATAATCCCTAAGTGGATATGGTATACAACCACCTCGGATTCTACCTTTTCACTGAACTCATTATAAGTTAGCAATAGTGCATATTTTGCACCACTAAATAATTTTGTTGGGGTTTCATCCATATTTGCAAAAACATATTTGGTTCTTCCCCACTTATCAGTTAATCGGGTTACCAACTTATTACCGACCCGTACATGATCGGATTTGAATCTTGAATTGTCTTCTAATACAGCGTTAAGACTCGTACCAAAGTAACGGCACATTAGAACGCTATATAAGTAGAGTGGCCAATAGACCACTCTACCCAATAATAACATTAAAACTTTTGCGAATACACTTTTCATTTTTTTATTCTCCTTTTCAATTAAAATAAATCTTCTAGTGCAGCGGATAGCAAATCTAATTCGAGTTCCATATCGAAATCAGAGTCATAAGACTCGAACTCGGAGAACTTGAACTCATCTGCAACGGATGCTTGAAGTTGTGAAAGTGAAACTTGTTGTAACATAATAAACCTCCTATAAAGAAATT